TCATCATCATCATCATCGTCATCATCATCGTCATCATCATCGTCATCATCATCATCGTCATCATCATCGTCATCATCATCCTTCCCTTTCCCCTTTTTCTTTTTCTTCTTTTTCTTCTCCTTCTTGTCATCATCATCGTCATCATCACCAGCACCTACACCTATACCAGCCAACAGTTCCTCAATCTTATCTGAGTCAGCAGGTTCTGCTAACTCATCCAGATCAATCAAATCAGAATCTTCAATTTTCTGCTTGATTGTAGCCTTAGTAGCAGCCTTCCGGACATCATAACTGGTATTGAGACCTTCACCACTTTTGGTGATCTTCAAAACATCAGTCTCAACATCAAAGTCATCCTCTTCATCCTCAACTACATTGGCAATACCAGTGAAGATCATTTTACCGATCTCTAAAAGTTCTGCCTTTTCATCAAAGGTGATCTGCTTTTCGCCTTTCTTGCCCTTCTTGAAAGTACCTACCTGGGCATTCATGAACCAGCGATGGTTGGTATCAACATTGTCTTCCAAGAGACCATTGGCCTGAGCCTTATCTATCAGACACTTATCAACAGCCTTACCATTACCATCAGGACCACCAGGGCAAACTAACCTGTGAGTGGTACCTTCACTATCTTTCAGCCAATGGACAATGGCCTCAGAAAAGTCATCAGAATGAAGTCTGACGTAGTTGGCACCTTTCCCCAGCTTAATACGATCAAGCCCCATCCCAGCATCATCTGCTGACTTCTTCATAGATTTTTTCTTTTTCTTAGCCACAACTACCTCCTAAAAATTTAATCCTTATTGTTATCAAAGGTTCTGATAGGTATCAGGCCTTTGTTCATCATGTTAATTAAAAGGTTACCAGACACAACTAATATGTCTTTAAATAACTTGGCACCCATATAGATAGTTTCTAACTTGTCTCTTACCTCCTTTTCCTTTTCCATTGACCTTATCAGTTTAAGGTATTTCTTTTTCTTGCCATACAACTTCCTAAACTGCTGATCATAGTCCTCCTTTGTAGGTTGTTTTGATATTTTTCCTTTACCATCACTTCTTGCTTTCTTATATGCTTTGAAACACTTATCTCTTTTAGATAAGATATAATTGGTATGTCTCCTATCTGCTGCTTTTGCTTTCCTAAATTGGGCATTATAGAGCATCCCCCAATAAATACAAACAGAAGGATACTTTTTTATAAATGAATTGAACTCTTCAGGAGTATCAGGAATATTCCAAAAAGCTACATTTTCTATGTCCTCTTTGGCAATTCTTACATCATCAATCAGCTCCTCCTCTAACTGCCTAAGCACCTCTTTTGGAGATGCCTTGATGAGGTTCCTTTTACCTTTATCTATGAAATCCTTTTTACTCCTGAATTTTTTCACAGTCCAAAGCTCCCATTCATTTCTTTAGGATACCTGTAATCCTCTTTCTTTGCTTCCCCTGTAGTTATTTTATTGGGGAACAAACCACAAGGTTCAATCAAGTGAGCTGCATAAGTACACTTACCCAGCAACTCACATCTGGGCTTAAGATACTTCCCGAACATGAAGTTCCATTTAGAAACTTCTGCCTTCATTAAAGCAGCTACATGATTAATCTCCCACTGCATATTATGGCAGAGTCTATTAGCCATGAGGCCTTGTAAGGCAGCATAGTTGATAGTCTCTATAATATGAGTGGTAGTGCCTATAGGCAGGATAAACCTAGCATCCTGGAACATAATCCCAGCATCAACAGCAGAAGCATAAGCCTCTTTACAGGCAGCAATAGCTTTTAAGAATTTTTTGCACACCTCCTCATTTTCAACTACCCTTCTAGGGACACGTACTTCATGCATCCTCCAGTCATTATCTCTACCTCCCTGCTGAGCAAAACCAGCACCTATCCTGGTTCTCACTATCTGGTGAGTAGTTGCTCTACTAATTCCAGATATAGCAAAAGTAAACTTAACACTCTCCAAAGCATTCCTTAAGGTTCCACCCTGAAGCCCCATCTTTACTACTTCCAATTTTTCCCCATCCTCCACACCATTCTTAATAGCCTTACCCCAAGTAGACATAACCATCTGATAGATTGTCTCTATACAATCTTTGGGGCTTTGATTCTCATTTATCAATTTCACCCAGATGCCTTCCTTGCCTTTTGCTGTAGCAAAATTTGGGACTCTACCATCATAGGTATCCTCCACCATCCCCAAATTCTTGTCAGTCTTTACTTCCATAACCTTCCTCCTTAAATTAAAGGTGTTCTTTAACTATCTATATATAATATACTGGATCAACTTCTGTTTAAGTCTATTATTTTTATTTTTTTATCTGTAGGTCATCCATGATATTTTTTACAACTTTGACTTTACATCCTCTACTTGAATCCAAAAACAAACTTCTCTTACTTGTCTGTTGTTTGTCCTTAGTTAATCTACTATGGACTATTGTTTTGATTAAGTTGCCTTGCTTTAAGTACTTCTTGAATTTGCTATAATCTCTAGGGAAAACTACAATATCATCTCTTCCACTATAATCCTCCACATCAATAAAGGCCATCAAATCACCTTTTCTTGTGTAGAGTTTCTTTACCATCATGATAGTAACTGCTAATGGAATTAACTTATCCTGTTTGAACTTCCTAGTTTTCTTAAGTGATATTCTGCCTTTGTGTTTCTTATGCCAGTTTCCATTCAATATTTTATAAAAACCTTTATTGTACCCATCTCTCACTCTATATAAATTAAATACATTGCTCACAAAAAAGTTTTCTGTCTTTCTATACTTCAAGGCTCTTATAATATAAGGCTTACCATTAACATCCTCCAGCTCCCTTCTATAATGAGCATATACTTTTGGCTGAATGCTATATCTAGAAAACCCATTTTCACTTTCCAAATTAACAGTACAATACCTAGCACCAAAGGGTCTGTCTTCTGCCTTCTGTTTTTTCTTTTGCTTCTCATCAGGCTTCACCAAATCAAAATCACCAACCTGATTATATCTAGATTCAAATACCACCCCAGCAAAATAAGTAGACTGATTATCACTCCAATCAATATCCCCTGGGTCTTCAAACTTTATACCATCAGCTTGTATCTCTGATAATTTATCATAGAAAAATGACAACATGTGTCTTTCACCAGGAACTGATAACACTTTCTGTTCCTCAAGCAATTCTGTTTCCTCATCCCAATTCTTTTTCTTATAAGAGTTTTTCATCCTCTTGATCCACTTCTTTCTCTCAACAGGTTTGGCATCAATTATGTCCTCTAATTTCTTACACAACCACCTCCTATTTGGACAAAAATCCCTCAAAGCACCAGCAAGAGCTAAACTACCTATAACGCCCTTATGCACTACCCTCCTTTGTACTTTCCCTAAGAAGTCATAAAAGTCCTTGTAGGGCTTGTTATTCGAGATGCTAGGAGCTGCTTTTACTCCTACCTTCTTTATATCCCTTAAGCCATATATTATATCTTTGCCCTCTAAAGTTGTTTGCTCACTTGATAGACTAACATTTGGCTTTACTACCTTGATGCCCAATCTCCTACACTCCTTTATAAAATCAACAATCTTATCATCATCACTCTCAAACTTGATAAGACTTGCCATATACTCATGAGGATAATAATGTTTCAGGTACATACACTGATAAGCTACACCACCATACTGGTAAGAGTGAGACTTGTTAAAAGAATAGGAAGCAAAGAATGTTATCTTGTTAAAAATATCTTTTGCCATCTTTTCATTAAGACCATTCTTTTTACACCCATCAATAAAACTATTCCTATATTGTTCCATAACATCAGCACCCTGACTCTTAGAAATAATCGCACGAACATGATCAGCATCATCCAGAGGTAATGATGCTAACCTATGAAATAATCCTGACACCTGCTCCTGATATAAAATAATACCAAAAGTTGGCCCACATACTTCATCATATATAGGATGAACTTTTGGCACCTTCTCCTTTCCAATTGATCTATCTATAAATTGTTTAGCAAATCCAGAACGCATTGCTCCAGGTCTATACAGAGCATTCAAAGCTCCTACATCATCAAAATTTCTAAATGTAAACTTCTTACAGGTCTTAGTCATACCTACACTATCAAATTGAAATATCCCAGAAAAATGGCAATCAGTAAACTCTTGAATAACTTCAGAATCATCAAAAGATAAACTATTAACATCTATCTCTCTGCCTGTCCTTTCCTTGATAAGTTCCACAGCACCATTTATAACACTTAAAGTCTGTAGGCTCAATACATCAATTTTTAAAAGCCCATTTTTCTCTACCTCTTTAGCAGTCATTGCTGCTACCTTGACCTTTTCCTTTCCAGCAGAACCTCTATACTCAATAGGGATATAATTGGCTAGATTTTTATTAGACACAACTAACCCACAAGCATGAACTCCACCTTGCCTAATTAAACCTTCAACTTTTTTAGCATGCTTAAGAACATAAGGATATTTTCTATCAAATTCTTTACATGTATCAAACTCCTTAAAACTATCGGCAATAGTATTAGATTTTCTTTCATCCCCTCCTGACCTTTGGATGATATGACTTGTGACCCTACCTACATCAGCAAGTGGAACTTTGAATACTCTTGATATATCCCTGATGGCTTGCTTCCCTTTCAACAATCCCCATGTCCCTATACTAGCAGAATATTTCATTCCATATGTTTTGAATAAATAATCCTTAACCTCATGCCTTCTACTATCCTCAAAATCCAAATCTATATCAGGTTCACTTATCCTATGTTGACTCATAAACCTTTCAAACATTAAATCCCATTCTATAGGATCAATAGCAATAATCCTTAGAATATGGCAGACTAAGCTTCCACCTACACTTCCTCTGCCAACGCCTTTCAATATGCCCCTTTTCTTGACCTCCTTGCACATCCTATAGACTATGATGAAATAATTCTGGAAACCTAAAGAGTTAATCATTTTTAATTCTCTTTTCACCCTAGCCAAATATTCCTTCTTGACCTTCTTTACACTCTCCCCTCTTTTCTTAGCAACTCTCTTTATATTTGTCTGCTCTATTCTATTCCTTTTCCAACACTTCCATACCAAAGCTTCCAAATACTCAGATGGATTGTCATAACTACCTGGTATCTTAGGTATAGGTAGGTGCTTCTTTTTCTCAGGAAGTTTTATGTCAACTTTCTCAGCAATATCTAAAGTGATGTCGAAAGACTTCCTTAGTATGTCTTTATCTATATATGGGTGACAATCCTTAAAGGCTCTCTTCATTTCCTTCCTGGTGCGAACATAAAAACCATTAGTAGAAAACCTGAACCTATTTGGATCATCCATATACCCTTTAGTTTGGATACAGAGATACACTTCATGTGTCTTCCAATCCTTCTCTTCCAAATAGTGTACATCATTAGTTGCTACCATTGGAACATCTAACTTTTTGGAAAGTTTTATTATCCCCTTGTTTGCTATCCTTTGTTCTTTGAAATCATGAGGCATAATCTCCATATAAAAATCATCACCAAACTCATCCTTTAATATTCCACCAAATTTATATGCCTTCTTGAAACCTTTAGACTCATCCTGTATAAGCATAGAACACAATGGGCCAGAAGTACAAGCAGACATAACAATCAAGTCCTCTTTATTATCAAACAACAATTGGGGGTCTATCCTAGCATGGTAATAAAAACCATCACCCCATGCCTTCTCATTTATCTTAAACAAATTTTTAAGACCATTAAGATTTTTAGCTATAACTGTTAGGTGATTTGCCCTTCCCTTCCTATATCCTTTCTCCTTCACAGAATTGTCTGGAACCATATAGAACTCACAACCAATTATAGGCTTAAGTCCTTTCTTATTACAATTATTATAAAACTTGTAATAACCACCTATAGTTCCATGATCAGTTATAGCACAGGCATTTTGACCATTCCTTATAATCTTTTTGGTTAAAGTATCCTCACCTGTGTAAGTATAATCCTGATCAGATACTAAGCCACCTGTCTCTATCCTACACATTCCATCCAGGAGAGAATATTCCGTATGACAATGCAAATGAACAAAATCATCTGTTCTTTTAATCATTTCAACAGCTCCCTTCTCATATTCCAATTACCATAAAGTAATTTTCTATTTCTATGATATTTGCTTTTATAAGCATCCCTTATGCCTCTAACTACCCCAAGCACTCTACCAAAATTTAATTTATGTTTTTTACAAAATCCTTTCAGATTAAGTATATCATTATATCCAACACCCGTTGGTGAAATAAAAAAATACTTAATCTTGCCATATGAAGAATGTCTTGTACCTGTCCTACTTTTATTGCTTTCTGTTACAGCCTTACTTATTTGGGGATATAATTCTTTCAATTTCTTACCATACAAATAATGATTTTCCCCTATATTTGTTTTACTGTATTCTCTCATCCTATCTCTTACCTTTTGCGATTGACTCCATCCTGAAACAGATTCACCACCTTCAGTTAAATTAGTCAAATTCTCTAACCCTATATCATAAATTAATTGAACTTCCATAGAATGGGCATCACCTTCATACAACTCATCAAATAAAATTTCTACTGTTGGATCTTTTCCAGTCAATCTTCTTATTTTACTTATCTTTCTATTCTTGTGCTTATTTGGAGAAGTCTCTATGTACTTAGGAGTAAAATGTACATATGCCCTTCTACCCTTACCTTTGCCTATATAAAATGGTTTACCCTTATCATCACATAAAGCATAAACATAATATATATTGCCATCTGTTCTTTTCATAGTCCCTCTATTATCCTTAAGCCTAATCTTGTGTTGAACCCCCTCTCCCTATCAAATGGTTTTTTAAAGGAAATAGGATAATCTTTCAAACCAATAAAATCTCTATCCTGTTTATGCTCCTCAAGAATATGTGCCCTTACTATTGCTGTTTTACCTTTTCTATACTCCTCAATTGAATCTGCTGCATCAACTTTCAATATTATCCTTTTCTCAATTTTTGTATGCCATCCAATTTCACCCCTAACAGCTACATCAAGCATCAAACTACCATAATGGCTAATAACTATAAAATCTGAATCCCCCATAAACTTCTGATATTCATCAGATGTATCAATTTCATGAAATCCTAACTTCTTAAATTCCTGGAAACTCTTAAGCCTATCTATTGCTAACTGTATTTCATCCTCTTCATCCTCAGCCAATTCTCTCAACTTTTCAATAATGCTCTTGCTGAAATTTTCTTCAGCCAATCTTTTTATTATCTTTCTAAGTTCTGATCCTGCTTTACTCATCTCAGGCCCCAAACTACCAACAACACTATCTGGTGTATTTTCTGCTGATTCCCTTAATTTCTCTCCAAGGTCTCCAAGAACTTCACTGCTTTTTTTACTTGTCTCGGCAACAACTTCAGTCACTCGCTCCATACTATCCTCAAAACTCTTTTTATTAACAAACTTCATATTTTCCCATTCCTCTAATAACTCAGCCAGTATAAAGGAATATACTCCACAATCTCTAGCACTATCAAATATACTTTCAAAGTTAGCATCATCACCTTTAGCAAACAAGGTTATAATTCTAGTCAAGCAATCTATAAGCTGGGTGATAGTAAAGAAAACATTAAAGTCCTCTTTAGTTTTGATTGTAATTCCATCAGGGCAAAACTTAGAAAATATATCACCTGCCTTTCTATAACTATCACCCCTGTCCTTATTCTTTGCCTTAAATAGTTCTATAGCCTTCAACATCCTACCAGGAACTGACATGTGAACCTCCTACAGCTAATGGTAAGTGCTTATCAACAAATCTTATAAACCTTGTTATCTCTTGATGGAGAAAAACATTAGGTCTCCATGTAGCAAACCTTCCAAAGCAATACACCTTCTTTGCTTGTAAGGCAGCCAATACCCCTTTCCTTAACTCACCATCACCCCTACAATCATAAGACTTAGCAAACACCCTTCGATCAAATATAGGAGCTGTTGACTCCTCTAGCATAGTGTCCTTGTAATAAGTCCTCCTATAGACTGGATCATGCAAATCTGTTACATAGTCTATCTTGACTACATTAGGTTCAGTATATAACACATCTGTTTTTGTTCTCTTGATATACACATCCCTATAAGGGAAAAAATTGCCCTCCCTACCAACATAAGAGAATAAAGGAATAGTTGAAAATAAATAATCAAAAGCATCATTCTTAACAAATTCATCACAATCATTCCAATACATTTTTCCTTCATCAATGAACTTTGATACATCTAACTTATCATTCATAAATAACTCAGGTTTAAATGAAGACTGTATCAAATCTGTATTAAGCTCCCAAGTCTCTTGTACCTTAACTGGACTTATACTTGATATCTTTACCTTATCACTTATTATTCCATATACCTTTAAAGAATAATTTTTATCATAATCTCCACCACCTATGATAGTCTTCACTAAATGGATCTTCTTGTCAGTAGTGAATGGAATTACTTGCTTGTGAAAGAAAAATGGATAATATGGATAGTCCTTTCTTTCAAATACTGGCTTATTCATATCTATCATTATTGGCTCATACCCTCTCAGCCTGAGTATGGCATTCATCAAAAGCCCCATCTTTCCAACTCCAAGAATAATTATCTTTGGAGCACCAAGAGGAGCTTTATTTGCTGCTGCTAGTTCCTTCCCCTTTTCTGGTGAGGGATCACCAATATGTGTTACTCTCCTTTTCGCATCCATCCAGCCTCCTATATGTAAAAAAGGTAGGGAGCTTTTTACTCCCTACCTTTAATATACTAGAAACCAGATTACAAAGGATAACTATTTTTTATTTTTTACCCCAGATAACCTTACCTTCTTTGATTTTGACCTTGGCACCTTTATCACGGCTCATACCCAGGACAATTGCCCTGATCCGATTAGTGAAGTCAGTGCGTCCATCAACATCAATACCACGGGCCTTGGTTTCTTTCACCAGCAACTTGCTGAAATTTTCCAGGCTCAATTTCCCTTCCTCTTCAGCTATATCATTGATACAGCCTGCCATGGAATTTTTCCGATAACCCAAACTGGTGGTTTCTACTTCCTTCTTTTCCTTCTTTTCCTTCTTTTCCTTCTTTTCTTTCTTGTCCTTCTTTTTATTTTTGTCCTTCTTGTTACCTTTCAGCTTGCCCATTCCTTCCTCCTTACTGTTTTGGTTTGAGCTATTGGCCCCAGCTTTATCTGCTACCTGGAGCATTTTTACCATTTCCTTGGCACTTTTCTTTAAGTACCCTTTGATACCCTTCTCAGAGCACTTGCTCATGAGTTCCTGACGAGTCAGTCCCTTATAAGGCTCACCTCCTTTGCTTGCTGTCCTGCTACTAGGCAGAATAGGTTTTTGGTTAATAAAAGGGTCAAAATCTATTCCCTCTGACTTCCAATGGGGGATAAATTCCACTTCTTCAATTCCATCAAACTTCCCAGCATCAACAGACTGTGGAGGCTTTATCAAATCACCTCGTGCTCTAAAGTACCAGCCAGTTGATGGTATCCTTTTGCCTTTCTCAGCATAGAATACCTCAGAAATCCATAGAGCACCAATGACCTGAATCTTGCCCTTCTGTTTCTGAGCCAACCAACAAAGCTTACCTTTCAGCTTATTTGCCTGGTTCTTATCCATCCCTGTAAATCTAACCAAAGCATTCTCCTTCCCCTTCACTTTGATTTTAGGATGGAGATATATACATAGTTCTCTTACCTTAGGCATGTATAACCTCCTTGTACTATAGGTTCAAACCTTTTCCTTAATTTCTGAATCTCCCATTGAAGCTTTTCCTTGGAGATATTCAAGGCCTTTGTAATAGCCTTTTTGCCATACCCTAAATTCATTAGGTTCAGCAAGTACCATGGCATACCTCTTAGATTGCCTACAATATTATTCACCAAAATGTCCTGATATTTACTTTCATTATAAGCAGGAGGATAAATATCAAAATCAATATTCACTCTCTTCCACTTCTCTATAAAAGTTTGCTTCATATCAATCATTCTGTTCTTGATGATCTTCCAGGTATAAATTTCAAACTCACCCTTTTCCTGTTCATACTTCCTGATACTTTCCCAGATAGCCAACTTTATCTCCTGCTCTAAATCATCCCTATCTATACAGCAGGAATTAAATATTTGATACATAGTTTTGTTAGCCATCAACTTCACCTTATCTCTATCTCCATCTTTAGAAATTAGTTCCAACAATTTAAGGAAACTTTTCTCATCTCCTTTTTTTGCGCTTCTTATCAGATTTATTTGATCCATCAAGTTTCCTCTTTTTCTTTTTATCCTTTTTGGGTTTTTTGGACTTTTCCTCAGGGCTGAACTCATACTTGCCTATAAGCTTGATCAGATCTTTTTTCTTGACCCTGTAACCACCTTTAGTTTTGCCGAACTTCTTAGCACGCAATTCACCTGACTTGATCATTCTCCTGATAAAGCTTCGAGAAAGACCATAATCAGCTTCAATTGATGACAAATTTAAAAGGGAATTGCCTGGTACTTCTTCACCTGATTCTATCTCCATCTTTACTACTTTGCCTTTTAAACTTTTTGGACTCAAAATCTTAGCCTTCACTATCATTCTTTAATCACCTCCTCAGACCAGAATTTCCTTCTTTTTTATTTTTCCTTTTTTATATTTACCTTCCAACATATTGTTAGTCACCAACCAATCTTGATACATTAAGTCTCTGATCCAACATTTACTGTCAGGTTTTTTGAATTCCAATCCACTCGTCTTGTAGCAAGGAATTTTGCATCCATAGCAAATGAGGGTCTTTCTGTCCCAAAGTGGACATTCACTCCCAGAATCAAGGGGAAGTATAAAGGTTTCCTTTTTACTACCGGAATATAGTTCCAGGATAAGTAACTCTCTGTTTCTGGCTTCAATGATCTTTCTTTTTTCACCTTCTATATAATCCTTTAGTTTTCTTACCCTTGTCCTTTTGGCCTTTTTTATTTTCCTGGTCACCCCTTCTCCTTTTGCGTTTCTATAATATAAAAGGAGATATTTGAAAAGTAAAGAAAAATCTCTGTTTTCTTCGTTTTATTTTAGTCTATTCTATACCTCTATTAACTCACTGTTATTCAGGTACTTAGAGAACCTCTTAAAAGTCAGCTTATTGGCATCCATATTTTTAGGCATAGGTACATGATAGAGTTCAATACCTTTTCCCTTCAATGGAATAAGTTTTCTCTTTTTGAAATCTCCATTGATCGCAATATCCTCTCCTATTATTCCAGCCTTATCTTTATCAAAACAAAAGTATATTTTTTCATAAATGCTTAAGAGCTTAATTTGATAATTGCTTAACCTTGGGTTGAAACTTGCCACTGATGGAAATCTCCATTCACCCCATAAGGTCATACAATCCATTATCCCTTCCACCAATATTACCCATTTCTCTTTTCTTACATTACAGTAATTGAATAAAGCCATCTTAGAAAGAAGTTCACTCTTATCAATTTTCTTAGGCCTCATATATTTTGAATAATACAAACTAAGCTGGCTATCATCTATAGCTCTACCCTCTGGAAAAAATAATTTACCATTCACATCACATACAGGAACAACAACTCTATTCCTATATCTACTTGCTATTTTAGCAGGAACATACCCAACCTTGAAATATTCTAAAGTGCTCAGGTTGAACCCTCTATCTGTCATGTAGGAGTGATACTTGTTATCAACAGTATACTTAGAGAACCTTTTGAAACCTACAGGCATAGGATGCCTATGAATCTTTTTCTTTTTGTCGGCAGTTAATTTACTCTTCACCTCATCCCAAAACTCATCATCAAGAGAATGTATTTTTTTCCTGCGATCTTTTTCCCCTAGAGCCTTCAATAAGTCTCTGTACTGTCCTGCCTTCCCACAACCAAAGCAATGAAATACCCCTGTCTCTTTATCTATAGATAAACTTGGATCTTTTTCTGTATGGAAAATACATGCTACCCTGTAATCATTTCCTAACTCAAGCACATTAGAAAAGTGTTTGTATATTATTTTTCTGAGTCTACTTGTTACTTTCATTTTATGGTTTCTGTTTTAGTTTTCTGGCATCTAGCACATTCAAAATGGGTATCAATTACTTCTGCTTTACAATTAAACAAACTTGCAAACCCTTCACCTACTATTGCTCCATCTTTGCACTTAATAGTCGCACCTACAGCTAACCATTCATGCCCTAACAAAAAACATACAATTTTATTCAGCATCATCATCCCCCTCAATTTCTCTGTCTGCTTCTTCCAAATCCTCCATCTCTCTTTTCCTTTTCAAAGAATGGAACTTACATGTAGGGTAATTAGGATAAACAGGAAACCTTACCCCTGTCTCATTGTCCCTACCTTTAGCAATGTGTAACATAAGTCTGCCATACATCTCATCCTCTACCGTCTGAGTAATACCAAATACTCCTGTAGCATGCTGAGGAGGTAAGGGACTGTAAGACAAATCCTCTGGCTTGAATACTTCTTTATTCCTACTACCTGTCTTTGCCTGATTGGCTGTCAATATAGGAGCACCCTTATCCTCATTCCAATACTTGGCTAAAAGCGATAAGTCCCAGGATATTTCACCAAGTACATCCCACTCTTTGCTTCCTCTACCTGCCTTTGCTATAGCTGGTTTCATATCATTCAAATAATCAACAATTATCAAATCTATACCCTTACCCTCTAGAGCACAATAATCCATACCCTTATGTTCAATATCAAAAGCTGAACACCCTCTGCTGAAAGCAATCACCTGATACTCCCCTCCCTTCTTTCTATACCCATTGATTTTCTTATCCCACTTTCTCTTTTCTTTCTTATTCAAAGTAGCATTCTTAAACTTTCTGTAGGGTATACCAGTGATCCTGCTATCAAACCTAGTCTGACATTTCCACTTAGTCATTTCTATAGTAAAGTAAATCACTCTCAATCCCAATCTCACTGCCGCATGAAATCCTACTTCCTGTAAGAATAAGCTCTTGCCAATGCCAGTAGCACCACCTATTATGTACAGCTCACCCCTATACAGGCCATCTATAACTTTGTCTAACTCTGCTAGACCTGTTGGTACACAGTAGAACAGCTCAGGATGTTCTCTCTTATACTCCATAAGCCTCTTTCTCTCTTCATAATCTGTAAAGGGACTGCCCTCTGTTGCTATACTAGCTGAGTCCTGTAGGATAATACTTAACCCTTCCCGAAAGAACCCACCAACTTTGTCTATGTTACCTTTCTCAATATTGAGTACAATATCCCTAGCTTTGTATTGGCTCTCTCTCAATTTCCAAAGCTTCTCTAACTCATCTTTATAATGGGATAAATTGTCTCTCTCTTTCCTGGTGATCCTTTTGTATATCTTTTTGACATTCTCTAGATAAAAATCAGCCTCATCATCCTGTACCTTATTCTTGATAAAAGCTATAGCTGATTTTTTGGTAGGTGGCTTCCTGTACTTCTTATAAAAGTCATTGAGCATCACAAACATCTTACGATGGCTTTCATCAGACAAAAAGGGCATCCTAAAACCAGAATTCAAAAGCTCCCTATACTTCTCCTGATTTCTATAGATGACCCTTAATACTGATCTTTCCATCGAGAGGTTATAGAACTTGCTCCTTTTTCTATTGACCTCTTTCTTCTTTTTCAGTTTCCCCATAACCATCCTTTACATTTTGATAGTCTCAAAGTTAGTTTCAAAGATGTTGTACAAGAACTTGGGTATATTATTCTCCAACACATTATCTTTGTGTGGAGTAGTAATTATTATATTTAACCTACTAGCAGATTCATAAACCTCCCTCAAAAAACTACAGAACCTTTTAAACACATTTGATGAATTCCAATCCCCCCCTATATAATTAAAGTCCATATTGTCTATTGCTATGTACCTTTTCCCCCGAAAGGATTTCAACAGCTCCAAATATTGATTCTGTCTAAAGTGTTCTATCATATTCTCAAATCGAAAGAAAGCAGCACCAGGTTTGGCATTTATAATTGACTTAAGCATAGTAAGCATAAATACTATCCTATCCTGTTGATTCCCCCCATTGATCAGAATATTGTCAGTAAAAGGATTTACTTCTTTGGTATACTTATTATAATCTTTGGCACTTGTTTCCTGATCATAATACACTTCAGGTACATCAGACACCTTTAACTTTAGATAATGCTTACTATTCATTGTAATTTGCCTTTGATGAGAGGATTTTTATATTTTTTATATGATCAATATTCACTGGCTCCATAACAATTTTAGTCCTGAACTTCCTGTTGAATAAATCAGGACATAATTCAGCCAAAGGCTTATAGCCTTTCTTTTCTAGGAACTCCTTAGAAAGTGAGCCTTTGATAACAAATGGTATCCTTGCCTTATTCACCATACCTCCCTTTTTTATCAATCACCTTACCCTTGCTCTTTTTATAAATATCTTTCCAATACTTACACAGGATGAATCCTATTGGTATTGGCTTAGTGAATTTCTTACCCATATGATAAAAGACCCAATCAATATACTCCTTTACCTTTTCAGGCTCACCAAAGTGATTGACCAGACAGATTTTAACTTTGGTCCAAATCACTCCTCTCCTTTGCCCTCCAAATCCCAGGTCATAGTATTCCTCATTGTAATACTCTTCATCCTCTTTAGTGTACTGAAAGAAATGCTTCTTTTGCAATTTGCGAATGTACTGAGTGATTTGGTTAGAGGTCCAAGCAGCTATTGGCAAGCTCTTATAGCTTTGACCTATGCCTGTTAAAGAATAGGCTGAATCTTTCTTTATTTTCTTTGTCATAACAATCAATCTTTTTCTGATGTTTTGAGGTCAGTAAAGTAAAATGCCTTTTAGTTAAAAAAACATGTCAAGTGTAACTCTTTTTTTATTTAGACTATAAGATCAGCTTGCTGATCTTATATTTTTTAATTCTACGAAGTAGAATTAAAAAATTAATAACTACGGTAGGGGGAAGACAACTCCTGGAACTCATTAGTTATACCTCCTTTTTTTAAGGACATTCATCAGATTTGGCAATGTTAATGTTGATACCTTATCTCGTTTAGATTCTTTCCCATCATCTACTACATCAGTGAACAAATTTTTTCTATCTTTTACTCTATGATATTTGTCTACTTCTACAGTGTTCCTAGCCATCATATTTATAACAGTTATCCATTTAGCTAATTGATTCATTCGATCTAATCTGCCTGCTCTTTGTTTCATTTTTTGAGGATTCCAAAGTAAGTCAAAATTAATGATTGTACTCGCACACAATATATCATGTCCTTCCCTCAATTTGTCTGAGGTTACTAAAACTCTGTAATTTTTTCTACCAAACTTTCTGATAACATCCCAGGGATCATCTCTAGTCTTGCCATGAATGTATAAAGACTTGATATCATTATTGTTTAGTTCCTCATTAATTAACTCAACCATCTTGGTATAATAACAGAACACTACAATCTTACTGTCATCGATTCCTTCGATTATAGGTACTAGCTCCCGTAACTTACTCGAAGTCCCATGTAACCCCACTAAGCTGGGGTGTAACACAGCTTGCTGTAAGTATCCTGAAAGGTTAAGTAAACTAGCCATAGTCACCTTGTTCGCACGCTCTAAATCAGCTACATCATCTAAGACACCACTCTCTACTTCCTTGTATACTTTTCTTTCTGCTGGTGATAAATCTACCCAATAATCTACAGTTATCTTTTTAGGTAGTTGTTCCTTGACATCCTCTTTCCTTCTCCTGATAACTACTGGTTTTATTTTCCTTCTTATTTCATCTAGCCTTTTATAACCTGATACCTTTCCCATCCAATCTACTATAACATATCTTTTCTCGAAATGATTCTCATTCTCACCAAAAACAGTATTGTCTACTATAATAAAAACTCCAAACAGATCATTAAGCCCTGTCTCAACATAGGTAGCAGACAAGCCTATAAAGTAATCATTATTTTTTACAAGTTTCCTTAATGCTTTAGTTCTGCCTGAACTTTTATTTTTTACATATTGTATTTCATCCCCTATTAATAGAACACTCCTACCCCTAAAGTTGTTGAGGATATCATCAGCATCTGTTCTCATTATCTCATAACTTAAAAGGTAACAGAAGTATTTATCAGGGTTGGCGTAAATCTCAAGCCTTCTTTGTTTAGGCTGATTCATTATTATCTTTTTATAAGGAGTAAATTTCTTCACTTCCTTTTTCCATTTCTTTCTTAAATTTGCTGGTACTACTGCTATGATATTATCTACCTCCATTAAAGTTGATCCAGCTATACTTTGGACAGTTTTCCCTAGTCCAACTGAATCAGCTATGAGTACTCTTTTTCCAAAATAAGTAAATAAAGCTCCATTCTGTTGAAAGGTCTTTAATCTACCTTTAAAATTTTTTAAAGTAAAAATGGGTAAATCTATATACTTTAATTTTTCAAGAAACTCAAGTCTGGCTAAATGTTCTTGGATGGCTAGTTCCAACTCGATAGGTGTTCTTATTTCCTCTTGTTGGAGCTGTTTGGAATTTATAAGTTCATAGAAACAATTGAGAGGTATCTCCCATTCCTTCCTCTCTGAAACATAAGACTTCATAGAAACATCTCTAAGAAGTCTTAATAAACTTATGAATTGATTTTTGCTTCCAGAGTCCTTTACTTTGACTCCAAAAATCTTTTTATTTATTAGCCTTAAATTTACCATGCTCCCCTTTGGTATAAATTACTTTCTATAAGTAATATACCTAGAACAGGGGAGCACGGGAAATTTATTTTTATACAGCTTTTTTGGCTTCATCCAATCTGTCTTCTATAGAAATGACTGCTTTCCTGACAGAGCGTACTTCACCACCCCATTTATTGTAGGCTTGGAAGCTTTTTAAAACAAAATCAAAATCATCATCATCCAGTTTTACCACTCCTCTACTAGCTTCAATGATAATTGCTATCTTTTCAATTCTCCTGATTCTGGCAGAATCATTACCACGAGGACTAGACATACAAAGTACAAGAACCATTCTCTCTTCATTTGTTTCTGCTACTATCTCTTTCATTACTTCCTCCTTAGTTAATTAATTTACTCTTTATCTATAATATACCTTGGCATTATAAACAAAAGTTTATTTTTTATGTTAATTAAAATGCGCTAAAGTCAATCAGTGTTCCGCTTTTTACCACAGCACCTGCTTGGATTTTCCACATTATATCTCCATCATCACCAGCACCAACACCATCACTCATCCACAGAACAAATTCTCCTTCAGCAGGGTCAGCAGGGTCAGCAGATAATTCATTTATAGTCAATCCACCATCAGGCCCCCAACCACCTCTCTGGACAGTAGCTCTTAAAGCAGCACCAGAAGCACCACCAGAATAAGTTTTGAAAAATACCCATCCACTATCTTCATCGCCTGTAGGAGCACCACCCTCTATACTGAAATCATTGCCTGCCATATCAGCACCAGAAGCACCAGTAGGCTTAACAGTTATATTATTAGCAGAAGTTGAAACTAAACTTCTGCCTACTATGATAGCATCAATATAACCATCAGCATGATTACCACCAATAAACATAGCATGAGATTGTCCAATTTCTGCATTCTTTCCTATAGCAATACCACTATCAAATGTATCTACTACAGTGGTGCCATCGCCAATAACAATATTATAATTCTCAGTGTCAAAACTATTATTCGCTCCAGCATTCTGCCCAACGCAAATATTCCCTAGCCCGGTAGTAATTTTAGAGCCAGCATAAGCACCTATAGTAGTATTATAATCACCAGAAGTAACATCATCTAATGCTTCATATCCTACAGCAGTATTGTTTAATGCTCCTGAATTATTAAGTCCACTTAAAGCTCCTTCACCTATAGCAGTATTTAAAAAGTCAGCACCACCAGGTGAACCGCAAGCACCAGCACCTACTCCAATATTACCAGTTCCACCACCATTCTCATAAGGAACTAAATTGTTATCTACATAAGCTTTGATAGATTGCTGAGTAGAAATTTTGACATTACTATCTGATCCCATTCCATCTTCATCCAAACAATCTATAAAGGTAACACTTAGCATAGCTATGCTTCCTACTCCTCCTGTTAAGTGATTACCACCCATATTGATATCATTACCCATAATAAGATCATTGCCTATAGTAACATCATTAGCAACAACAAAATCAGCACCATCAAAGTAAGTCCCTGTATTTTCTATAGCAACCCTACCATTAGCAATACCATATCCTCTTATGAGTACTCCATCAGCACCATTTCTAGTAAGGTACATATATTCATTTAAATTACCAACTTCAGGAATAAAGTTTATTCCACCAACTCCTATCATATTGTCAGTATTGATAGTAATATTCCCTGCTTGTACTTCTGCTATAATCATAGCACCACTTACTGTAAGGTTATTCCCTACAACAATATCATTTGCTATGTACAGATCATCAGCTTCATCTATATAGCAATTAGCAGTAGCACCAAGATATAACCTTATGGAAGCTTCACCAGTGACAGGATCAAGATGTATGCCCTCAACCCCTCCCCCTGTTACAGCAAGTATATCTAAATAGTAAGCAGGACTACCAATTTCTGGTGTTAGCTGTACTTTAGTTGTACCTGCTATTCCATCATCAATTATCCTGATGTTATCTACATCAATAAAGTCATTAACAACTAACCATCCAGTAAATGTTCCATTGGTCCAGGTAGGTGATCCCAAAGTAGGAAAACCAAAAGGCTGATTGCTGTACTCATCACCAAGAGCAACACCATCTACATAGACATCATAATTGACACCCATAGTAACAATTTCACTATAGTACACCCCAGGTCTATCAGCACTTTCAGCTAAGTCAAATGCTTTAGCTCCACCAGCAAAGTATAGGTCTACATCTCTCCCTGAGATTAGTAAACCATTTTCATCCTTAATTGACCCTACATAAGTAGCAGCTGCCATTTTTATGCTCCCTTAAAAAATAAATTCCATTCTTTCTATTCTTAATTGTTCCTCTCCAGAACCTACTCTGAAGGGCTTATTTTTGACCACTTCTGTACCTCTTAATTGAAATATATTTGTATGTGCTAGATATTTATTATGGAAGTAATCATATTCAAAATCTCCAATACTCCTTACTCTAGCAGAGAATACATGATCATTATGCGGATAAAATATCACAAAGCTTGCCTCAGATATCCTGATAAGTGGTTGCATATCTGTAGGATTAATGAATTCATAATTTAAGGTGGCAACATATCTCCATCCTAAAACACTTTCCCTTTCTTGTCCATCTAAGGTAGTCTGTTCATAATTCAATACTTTCTCAAATCTCTGCATATAAGGAAATGGTACCTTTACACTATACTCACCATCAACTTCATATACCTTAAACAAATCCCATCTTACAGGAAGTATAGGAGCAGCAGGATTCCTTCTAGCAAATAAAACCACATACAATTTAGTAGCAACATTAGCAGGATCGAAAGTAGCAGTATGGGTAATCTTTCTCCACCCTAAACTTGAAGCAACAAATTCTAGCTCATGATCCTCTCCTGATCCTGTTATATCCTCAGTAAGCATAATCTTAGCAGTATGGCTAGTAGAATCAGTTGAATCCTTAGCAAAGCATGTTACTACAAAGGTTTTCCCTCCTATGGCCTCCCCTAAGTCTATCTCATAATAAACAAACCCTGCTGCAGCTGCTAGGCTATCCTCAGACTCCATAACAAAGTTCCCCTGTGGGGTAGTTATATCAGCCTTTCTTGCCATTTGGCATTGGCTTACAGCCCAACCATCTAGATTGTACTCAAATGAATCCTCATCAGTAGCTACAAGATTATAACCAGTACAGACTAGAGCTTTGGGTGCTTCTACTCCACCTATGACATAATTTGACCATTCATTTACTGCCATATTATTTCCCCTTATTGTTGGACAATTTCCATCTTACAAATACCACCTTTTAAGGAAGTATCAAGTTTATAAATGTTATACCACAGATAAGCATTATCCCTTCTTAATGATAGAACATAAGGCCTTACCCTATCCATTGGCTCAGGAGTAAGTAAAGGGATGGTATAGAAATCTTTCAATATCCTTTTCTTTGCTGAAAGATTATTATAGATCATTTGAGCAATACTCTTGGCAATATAAGCATCCTGTATCAAAGGATTAGAAACAGTCAATACTTTTTTGCCCCTTCTAGTATCACCTATATATTCTGTTCCTGAAACTGTTCCATCATTCCATCCTACTACTACTCCATCATACCATTTATCCCAAACTTCATTTACTAATATTCCTTTATTCAATATATCACTTTTGTATATATTTCTATCTCCACCTTCAATGTTTGTATTCCTATCCATCATCCATCCTCTTACTTTTCCACCATAAGGGATAATGACATAGGTAGAGGTGTTATCAGGATTAGTCCCCCAAGCACCAGATACAGTAATAACAGTATCAGTATTGCTTGCTATGGTATTTACTTCCCCCTCTCCTGTACCACTTATGACCATAATAGTAGCACTAGCAAAAACATTAACCACCCAACTCTTAGCAGTATCAGATAATGTAGTAGCACCTCCAGCAGTAGCATAACCCCAATCTGAAGGAGAGGGCCTGAACCTGTTGACTTTATAAGTGTTCATAGCACAGGCTGACAAAAGACTAGCTATTGATTCACCTTCAAAATCACACTCAGTTACAGTAAAGGCATAAGTATCACTGTACCAAAATATCTCATCAGAATAAGTAACAAGGCTCCCAATAGTCCTGTCTCTTTTTTTCTTGATTATATATTCACTAGTAGCATCAGGATTGGTAGTCCAATTAGGAGAGATAGTCAAGACAGTGCCATTATTATCTGTTATCCCTCTCCATTGGCCTATTCCTGTTCCTGCTATTATTAATACAGCATATCTATTATTCCATTCATCATTAGTCCAAGCTTTAGTTCCATCAGTTAAAGTACCAACACCACCAGCAGAAGCAGTACCTGTATCATCAGGATCTTTCCCTTCAGGCTTGTTGTTTATAACTAAATCAGGTACAACTCTTTTCTCACTTCCTTTAATAAGCTGAACAGGATCACGAGTTGAAAAAGCTTCTATCTCATATTGAGTTGATCCTGCTGCTGGAGTAGTTGTCCATTCAGCATTGTCAGTACCATCACTTATAGTTAAGGTATCAATGGTATTGCTTATTACCTCCCTGCTCTGCCTTACTCCTTCATTCAGAGTAAGTGTTACTAGATATCCTGTCCATTCATTTACTCCCCAAACTTTTCCTGTATCCTTTAGGGTAGAGTCAGTTTGAGCACCAGTAGCAGTACCAGAGTCATTATTATCCCACAAATCCAAATCCTTTATAGAGGTAACATTAAAATCCTGAATTGTAAACATAGGAAATATATCAAGAACAGGATTTGGCATTTGGAACCAAGTAAATTTTAACGTGATAGTATCACCAGCAGCTATAGACCCAGCAAGGAAAGCAGTCCAATCTTTTTTGACATTACCAGTAGCACTATCATTGGGAACTAATTTTCCACCACCTTCAAAAGCAAACTTAGAGTTAGCCAAATCCAAAGCAAGTAACAAATTGGCATATCTAGGAGTATTTATAAAACTGTCCATTTCTATGCCAGTATCAACTAAAGCAGGGATTAAGGAATCATCCCAATATACCCCAAATCTACTTACAAATCTGAAGTTTGTACTAGACCTTCCTGCTGGCCTCATTAGTTGGGCAGTGATCCTTGATCTTACTACTATATTGCTCAGGGAATCAATTATTTGCATCTCCAAATAACAATCACCATCATTCAAAACATTAGAACCTAGATTAGGTAATCCAATACTTATGATTGAATTTAAAGCAAGATATTCACAATCTCCAGGTACAATAATTTTCTTCTCTATAATAGAGTTACCAGCTACAGTATTGCTCCATAATCCAACACGCTTAGGCTCAAGTCTTTGTGAACCACCTAACCAGTAATTATCATAACAAGACCCTATTGAATTATGATAATTTAAAGCTTCAGTAGCATCCCATTGCGTTCCTTTAATAACAAATAATTGATCAATTAAATGAGAATTTCTAAGTAAAGCAGCACCAGTAGCAGTACCCCCTATTCCTATTCCACCTGCTCCTGTATGCAGATTACCTGGTGCTCCTGCTGTAATTCCTGTATCATCAGCACCATCAGCAAGAATAGTTATACTTCCTGTTACAGCAATAGGATCAATTACTACTACTCCAGTATGCCAATTATTGTCAGCAGTAAAAGAAGTCAAACCTGGACATTGCCAAGCCCATGCTAATCCATCCAAAGACAAAACAACTCTTATTTTGTTCCTGCTATCGAAATAAACAGCCCATTCAGCATCATTATCTGCTATCCTTCCCTTAGTAATTATCATTTGACCACTTCCAATTCCTGCCCCTGTTACTCTTTTAAAGGCAAAGCCTATGGTAGTAACAACAGCACCAATCTGTAGATCAGCATGCGAAGCTCTTGTAAGATAAGTAGCACCATTGAACTTCATAGCAGCACGAAATAACCCTTCCCATTCATAATTCAAAGCAGCAACACTACTCCAAGTAAAGTCTAAACCATTAGAACTTGAATCAGTTAAGGTAGCATTATTATAGTAATCAGCAGGAGTAACTAAACCAAATCCTCTGGATATTTTAGCAGCAACTAAATGAAAGTTAGAACAGTTAACAATACTCCCCCATCTAAATTGTAGGGTGCTTTGCTCAGTTACTCGATAGGCTTTATCTGAAGCAGCCATTGTTCCATCAATACTTCCATCTACATATATCCTCTGGGTGCCATTTCTCTTATGCTCAAAAACAAAATTATAAGCAATATTAGCTGCCAATGCACTAGTCTGAACAGTAGTGGTAGTACCATCATCATAATAAACTCTGAAATTTACTTTTTGAGCACCATCAAGATAAATATAGACTACCCAATTTACAGCAGTTTCCTCATCAGCAGGTATACCCCAATACTCCATAGAACCAAACACAAATATCTTTCCAGCATTTAATCCTTGGAATGAGATAAAAGCTTGAAGGTGGAACCCATCAACTTCAAATAACTCAGCAGCAGTAAGTTTGAATTGTCCATAGTAACTAGTCATTCTAGCATTAGTTAATTCATTGGTGATAGTATCCTTATACCTATAAGTTGAGAGTGCTTCATATTTAGTATTGTCGAAAGTAACACCAATTTGCCCTTCCTCCTCAACTCTACTAGGTGGACTGTCCCATTGTCTGCTAAATAATCTATAGAGCCCACTAACAGAATTGGGATAGTCGCCATGCGTCTGAACAGTCTTACCACCTGTCCAATAATCTATAACATATCTTGGTTCAGAGTCACAGAAGTCCCAATTAGCAATAGTAACTTCATCATTAGGGAATTTGGTATAAACATCAGCAACTTTAAAGAGACAAGATAAGTTAGCATCCTCATCAATTCCTACAAACTTTGTAGGGCCATCTTTAAAGTTATCATTATAGACTTCCTCCCAATCAGGGAACTTATCAGCAAACTTTGCTTCACCTACTTTGCAAGCATCATTAGGAGTGGATCTTAAAGGCTGGTTCTCTACAAAATACAAATCTCTTTCACCATCTCGAATAGGATTTGTATTTTGGATAATGTTCCATAACCTTGGACTGAAAGTAGGCTCACTGGGGCTGCTTATTATTTTAGCAATATCCTTGAAAATTCTTTCATCAATTCCAGCAGTACCATAGTTATCGAATTTAGGATCACCACCACAGAATAGTCTACTAACATCAGACCCCTGAAGTATCTGAGGCTTTATGATATCACCAGAACTATTGAAAGGTATAAATACTATTTTCCAATCTAAGCTTACTGTTTCTGCTCCTCCCTCCCAACCAACATCACTAGGAGTATCACAGTAAGGAGCTTCAGCTATAGCAAGTATGCCTTCTCTACTTCCTATGGTAGTGTATTTTATGCTCCTAAAAATGTAACCTCTGGGCATCCTTTCATTATTATATGTCAAGTAGTTAGGAGAGCACTGATTAGCATATATACATTTAATATAGTCTACATTAGAAGGTTTGCCATACTCCCATTTAAATATCTCTCCCTTTATCCTTCCCATCCATCTACCTTCATTACCAGATTCAGCAGGCTTCATAGAAAGAGCAGTAGCAAAAGAAAGATATATATATTGGTTAGTGTCATCAAAAGTAACATCAAGCAAAGATTGGAAACCAGAAGTAGGTAAATTAGAAAATGGAAAATCTCTGTTCAAACCAGAAACATCAACACTCCATTTATCACCAGCAGAATAATCCAGATTACCTCTAGCAATAGAATACTCATGATCATTGCATCTATGAGGGTGAACTAACACTCCATTATTCTTGTCTAGGTATTCTATATCATTCTCATCAGTAACTGTTCTGATCGGTATAGTGCTGAACCATCCACCAGCATCTTTAAGTGTTGCAACTTCTACAGGGCTAGGAGCAAGATCAGTAGAAGGCCTTACATACCTATGATTTCTTTGTAGAGCTGCCCAGTCTGTTCCATACTCTTGGCCCAAAGGAACTCTCCACCAAGCGAAAGTTGCTTCAGTATTATTAACAAAGCATCTAAAATATTGCCTTTCCGTTTCATTCCATCCAGAACCACCATCAAGAGCTAACCTAGCAGTTACAGGCCTTCTCCCTTGATATGTTCCTCTATAAGCATATTCATCATCAAACTCTACTAAAAGATCATCAGTGATATTGAAAATGAATATAACTCCACCCCTATCCATCAAGGCTAGTTCCCAACCTGTTACAGGGTTGACATATCTAGCATCATCAGATCTGAAGTATTTACTTTGTATCCCTATTATATATTTTTTGCTATTAGTAACATCATTCCAAAAGTGCATATTAAGTATATTTCCATAAGAGTGTCCTTGCCCCAAATCAAATCCCTCTCCTATATCACCAATATCTCCTGTATAGGCAAGAGCTTTTGATAATGTATAATTTAATCCATCATCATCGGAGTAATGGATTTCATTTCCAATAGCAAAATATGACCTTCCTATATCCTCATCAATTACTATTGCTTGAGCCTCTCTTTGAGTTCCATCTCTAGGAGGCCTTAATACAGCAAAGGGTGATTTTGAATCTTCATATACAGAGGAGTAAAAAGGCAGTAATCCATCCTCATCTATAAAGCAATTGTCTAGGTCAAGCCCTAATGCTGTATAGCAATATTCAACTATCTCTTTATAAGTCAAATCCTCATACCAAGTAGCAAATCTCATAACATCACTTATCTCACGAAATACTATATCATTAGTCCAATTATCAATAGGAGGTAATCCACTCTCATCTACATACACAGATATATATTGAGTTCTATATTTGTCATATAATAGATAAGTTCCATCTCCAGGAATGACTACATCACCACCATCATCAATTCTTAAAGTATTTGACCCTGCTCCTAAAAATGTAAAGGTGATTACTCCCACCTTCTCATCATTCCAAGTAGCAGCATTAATATTATAAACACCAGATATGTTTGACAATACTCCATCAGGCTGAGTAGTAGCATGCTGAAGCTCAGATACTACTTCAGCAGGAGTTGTTTGAGCAATAGAATCAAAGCTCAATATTTTGAACCTTACTAGATCATCCTTAACATCAACTTCAATTTCCTCGAAATCTACTTCACCCTCAAGCATAGATATAACATCAGTAGCTTTAACAGCCCCTACTAAAAGGAGAGCATTAACAGTAGTCTCTGAGGTAAGATTTTCAAGTATTCCATTCTCATCAGTATTTACTAGTTTGCCCTTTATAACATGTAACACTACATCACCAGTAATCCAATTAGCTAAAGTTGTACTCTCAACTTCCTCTATTAGATTGCTTACATTTATAATATCAGAAAAATTTATTTCTACATCAGAGCCATCATAATTTTCATCTACAGCTCTGCGTAAAATTATTTTCCAAAGGAACCCACTGTTGCTCTGTTCAGTGAGTTCTGCTATTGTAGTAGGTGTTGGGTTTGCTTTCATTGTTTTGCTTTCTCCCTTTTCTCTCTTTTCCTATGCTGACCCCAGGCATACCATCCAAAAATCTTTACTCCCCAATACATCTTTTTGGCAGTATAACCACCCACATAATCTTGTGTAAGGATATAATAAAACCACAAGTCCCATATTTGTTTTGGGAGGTTCAAAGGGTTGTGCCTATATCCCATATCATGTAGAAGTCCTGCTCTTTGGAACTCAGGGGTATAGGGATGGCCTGTGGTACTCCATAACAACCTGGGTACAGAAGCACCATCATAGAGAAATTTGGCAGGTATCTTAACCTTGTATGTTTTGTCATTAAATTTTAGAACATAGGTAATAGGTACAGCATTAATGAACTTCCCTTTCTTAGGCACAGGAGACAGCAACGGCATAATAGTTCCCATATTTGTCTTGGTAATGAAAGCAAATTTATCAGCCATTCTCCTCTCCCTTAAGCTTATTGAATTTAGTTTCCTGTGGAACCATTTTATTTCTCCACATGTTCTCATAAAATCTTTCCTCATCATAACTAACAGGTGTTACAGGGAAGTGATTATGAACAGTACCTCTACCACCTGCTGATGCTTCTATCATTGCTTGTTTCATCATTGGCGCTAACTTCTTTAAAGGCACCACAGCTTCATTTCCATGGAGTACAGCAGAAATTGGACCTTGTACATTCTTTGTTACTAGACCTGCTGCTCCAACAGCAGGTTTACCCAAATTAGCTATTACTTTCCCAATACCTTTTGCTTTTCCAGCAGCACTTCCTCCTCCAGCAGTAATAAAATCAGCAATAAACATAAGAGCTGTAGATACAGCTTTGCTTACAAGAAATTTTACTATTTGCGCTTTTATATCATCCAACATAACTTTAAAAGCTTCTTCAACTGATAGTGTACCTTTAATAACTTTATCAAAGGCATCATTAATAGGCCCTCCAATAACTTGTTCTAAATTTCTATAGACCTCTTTGTATCTCTTATCTATTTCCTTTAAATTTTCAATCTCTCCTTTTAGTTGGGCCTTTAATGCTTTTATTCTTATCCTTCTTTTGTGTTCAGCTTCCTCATCAGCTATTTTTTTCTTTTCAGCAGCAGACCACCTCTCCAATTCAATGAGGAACATTTGATATTCTTCATTAGAGATAGAGCCTTTTTTGTTAAGCTCTTGGAGAGCAGTCTCTGCTATTCTGAATAATTCATTATGGTGTTCAGCAAAAGTTTTTCTATCAGCCTCAAATTTACCTTTTTCATTTTCTGTTCTTTCAGTTTGCATCTGATTAAGTGTTTTAAAAAATTCTTGCCTTCTTTTAATTCTTTCCTTTAATGCTATTGCTTCTTTTTTTGCAGCTGCAGCTGCAGGATCACCAACAGGTTTCCTTTTAGGATCACCAGTAATTTCCATTCCCCAAGGTTGTTCAATAAGACCCAATATCTTTTTTAATTTAGCTTCCTCTGCTAATTTTTCATTAAAGGCCTTTTGGGCAGCTGTTCTAACATCAAGAGCAGTTTGTTCACGATCTGTATAATCTGCTAACGTTCGTTCTACTTGTTGAATTTCTAATCCTTGTTCTTTCCATCTTTTAAGCATATCCTCGTAAAATATTTTAGTCTTTTGAAGACCTTTATGCCTTTTCTTTGTAGATTCCTTTTCTGTTTCAGCTAATTTTAATTCCTCTGCAACCTCATCAAATCTTGTCCTTGCTTTATTCATTGCTTGTTCTTTTTCTAAATCATATAACTCTTTCTTTGCCTCTATAGCTCTTTCAAGCTCAATGTTATTTAAACTTAAAGCATCACCTTCATCTGTTATTAAGTCAACAGTAGTAGGAAGTAAATCACCTAATTTTTTAGTTGCTTCAGCAAGTTTCTTTTTTTCTCTGGCGCTCTTCTCCTCTTTTTCATTTAATTCATCATATATTCCTTTCAATTCTTCTAACTCATTCATCACTTCTCTATTTTTGTCTAAAAATTCTCCTATAGCATTAGTAGTGTTTCCTATTTCATCATTGGCATCACCAAAAGCACCAGTCATTCCTATTATAGCAGTAACAATAGCACCAACTACCAAAGGCATACCAAATAACATAGCATTAGCAATACCAAGTTTAGCAATTACTACAGGTAACATAGCTGCTAATGCTCCAAAGGCTGCTACTCCCCCCATCACTACAGTAGTTACAGCAGCGAATGTCATGATGGTTCCAGTTAAGACTGAGGGTAAGTCTGAGAACCACTTAAACATCCCTGTAAGCAGCCCTGTAACCTTTGCTAGCATAGGTGCTAGGTGAGTCCCTAGAGTAATAGCTAATTCAGTTAAAGCAGACTTCATAATATTGTATTTACCAACAAGACTATTGAGCTGAATTGCCATCATCTCTTGTGCTTTATTAGTACCAGAAATCCTATCAGTAAACTCCTGCAACTCCTCCCTTCCTACTCTAGCAAGAATAGACATAGCACCCTGGGCCCTTGCTCCAAATATCCTTGCTGCTTGTCCAGCACTCATTTGTTTCTTAGCAAGAGTATCAATAATGTCAAACATTTCAATAAATTCAGGATTAACATCCTCAGCAGCAAGACCCATTTCCTTTAATGCTATTTTTGCTCCTCTGGTAGGATTGATAAGTTTCAATAAAGCCATTCTCAACATAGTACCAGCTCTAGAGGATTCAATACCAGCATCAAATAGCTTAGACAACATAGCTGAAGTTTCTTCAATGGATACCCCTAACTGACTAGCGACAGGGGCAACATAAGCCATGGATACACCTAACTTATCCATGGTTGCCTGTGAAGCTGAAATAGCAGCAGCAAATACATCAACTACTCTATCAGCATCCTCAGCAGCAAGATTAAAGGCATTAAGGTTGCCAACTACAATTCTTGAAGTTTCAGAAAGATCATGCTGAGTAGCAGAAGCAAGCTGAAGTACTGAATCAACAGCACCCATAATTTGAACAGTTTCATAACCAGCACTAGCCAGGTAGTACATAGCATCACCAGCTTGCGATGCTGTAAACTCTGTTGTCTTTCCTAGCTCCCTAGCTTTCATTACCAGTTCATCCATTTGGCTATAATGTTGGCCTAAAACACTACCAACATTAACCATCCTTCTTTCAAACTTAGCATATTGTACTGACACTGCTGCTAATGCTCCAGCCATAGCACCAAAAGCCATAGCAGATATTCTATTAAGCTCCTTTAAACTTCCTATGAGCTTATTAGAGGACTTGGAAAGTTTTCCAGTACTTGCTACAGCTTCATTAATAGTTGTCTTATAACCTTTAGCATCAGCAACTATTTTCAGTATTAAGCTTTGGACTTCTGGCATCTTATTTTCCTTTTAGTTTTTTAATCAATGCTTTTCTTTCTTTTGATTCTCTCCTCCATCTTTTTGTAAAAGCCTTATCCTTAGTATGATTTTTAATTGTGTATTCCTTTTGACCAGAACCAAGTGCTAAAAGCTCTCCCATTGAGTTAGCATTAATTGTCCTTGTTCCTGGTTTTCCTTTTCCTGCCCACTTCCTTTTTGAAAGTCCTGCTCCAGTAGTTGTTGAAGGATAGTCATTTCCAGAGGCCTCGTCATATGCTTCTTGTTCTGCTTTAGCATTTAATTCCATTCCTCTGAATAATCTTTTCATCTGGGTGTTATTAAGACCAAACACATACTCAATAGTCCACCCATATCTTTTAAAGAAAATGTCAGCTAGTTGACACCACTCTAGAGGCTCTGAGGGCTCATCTCTTTTGTCAAGTTGATCATTTCCTGGACTTCCTTCAATTCTGCGAAAAAAGAGTTTAGATTGATGGCTAATTTGATTGCTCTGGGATATACAGAAAAATCAAATGTTTCCTTTATTATCGCTATCGTTATATCAGGATAATTAGGTTTCAACCCCATAAGAATGATTTGGGCAATATCATCACCACCTTCTTTGAGATTTTTCATTACTCCTTCCAAATCAGAAAGTTTCATGATAAGCCTGTGCATTTCAGGATACTTGGAAATAGGCACAGGAGAGTATTTATACAAAGTACCATCAATTGCCTGAAGATCACCCAATACCTTTCCTGTTATTTCCTTTATTTCTTTTTCATCTTTATCCAAATTCTTTAAAGCTTCAGCCATAGGGCCAACTGGCTGATCTGTCTGTTTTTCCGGGACAACTTTTTTATCACTCATTCTGCCAATACCTCCTTGGTAGTCTTTTGATTTCTTTTTAAAGGTCTATGGCTGGAAATGCCAAAAACAGTAAAGTCAAATCCAGCTCACATCCCTTTTTTTTATTAACTAGCATCTCCAGCATCAATGGTAGCAACTATGCCATTAGCATCAGCATAACAATAGAAGTCAAAGTTGGGGATCACATGGTTTGTGCGAGCAAACGCAAGTGACAACTTTGAAGCCTTACAACGCTTCAGCGTAATAATAAAATTGGTTCCATCAGTGGTAGTCTGGATTACAGTCTCATAATAACTAGGCTGAGCCTGGTTATTAATCGTCAGCACTGAACCTACAGTGGTACCTCCTAACAGAGCTGCTAAAGCTTCTACATCAATATCAGCAAAGGCAGCATTACCTTCGATAGTTCCTGTATGTACTCGAACATCAACAGGGTACATAGAGCCACCCTCATACAGAGAAGCTTCCTCGAAAGAAAAATCTATGCTGACTTCCTGAAGGATACCAAAATATTTAGAACCCATTCGCATAGTACCGATTCCAAATTGGATCATTGAGTCTCACCTCCTTTAAGTAAAATTATTTATATGACTTGCTTAATATAATTCTGAAATTAACAGCATATTTTTTCCAATCCCTAGTATCAGGTATTGACATAAATCCTCCTATGTCCTCAATATGCCTTACCTTTATATCTGTTATCCCTTGACCATTAATAGCATTCTTTCCATTATCTCCATGTAACAAGTGTGATGTCCTATCCCCTAAATCTCTAATAGTTATATCTGAACTTTTTGCCTTTGCCTGTATCCAAAAGGATACTTGTAATACACCATCCTTAGTAGGCAAATTATCCCAAGTCCTTCCCATGTCTAATCCTAAAGTGCCAAAGGGTGCTGTCCTTCTCCCTGCAGTAGTGCCCTCTAAGATTATCGCACTTATCACAGCCTTAATAGTAGCATCTGCTAAAAGAATATCACCAGTGGCTTTAAATAAGCCTTTTGTATTTACCTGTTTCATATTCCTAAGTTCCCTGTTCTTAAAGTAGCATTTTTAGCTAATGTGTTCATGAAGTCCTTAAATATAGCATCTTTAAAAGCATCATGTACCCATCTCCTTTCAATATAATAGGCTCTTAACAAAAACCTATTTGGGGGAACATAAAACCTTCCCCATGCCATATGTCCTTCATGTACCCAGTAAGCATATTTAACTGATTTCCAAGTTCCAACTTCTCCCTCTACTCTTTCAGTGGTTACCTTTACTACTTTACCTTCAATGTTTCCTTTTAAAAAGCCACTATCTACAGGTGCTTGTTTTTTAGCAGTTCCCTCTAACTTCCTTACTACAGCTTCCATAGTATAATGAAGTTGAGGCTTTATGTCTACAGCACTTTTCTTGAAGGCTCTTATCAGCTGTCTGGAACCCAACAGCTTTGCCTGAAACCCAAAGCCTTTTGCCATTAGGATACCTTAGAGCACCATAGCTCATAATGAGACTCCTCAACACCACCAGGGTGATCATCAGCAACATTAACTCGAAAATCATCAGCACCATCAATTATATGATCACCATCTTTTATTACCCAGAGAGCTGACCATAAAACATAAATTCTATGTGAACTAGTAGGTTGGAAGCCTTGCTCTTTAACATCTCCAACCCCAAACCACCTATTAGTGGTTATTCTAGCTAATGGTGTAGCAACTAATGCCAGATCATCATCCCTCTCATAGTAATCTGATTGATTCTCAGATGCCCTTCTCACTTCTGCTGTTATATTGAATAATCTAGCACTAGGCTTTCTACCCATTTTTACACCACCTTCGCATAGTCCTTATAAACAGCTTTCATTAAAGAGTTGATATAGGAAAATCTTTGGGTAATATTTTTCCCTATATCAACCTTGTACATATAATCACCCATTCTCTCCTGGACAATGGAACCTGCTTCTAATTGCTCTACAGCCATCAATATCATTTTAGCTACAATATTAGAAGCAAGCCTAACTACTTTAGTAGGTACAGCACTATAGCCATAATCATATGTGGCTTGTACTGTCCTGTACCCTTCTGTAAAAGTTGCTACAGAAGTGGATGAAGACTTAAGCCTAATAACTCCTGCTGCATCATCTAAATCATAATCAGCAGGAGTTATTAATGTAGGCAAATCACCCAACATATCATCATAGAGTGATATCATATCTATAACTGGACAATTATTCAACTGAACCCAATCAGGATTGCCAACACCTATATCAAGCCTATCTACCTGATTTTCTGCTTCAACAAATCCATCTATCTGAAGTTCACCATTGATAAAATCATCAGCTAAATCAAGATAGATGTCTTCAATTTGATCTGCTGTAACACCCAATTCAAGTATTTGGGCTTGATTAGCATAACTCATTTTAATCCCCCCTTAAGGACTTCAGGCAGTTCTCCTGTAAATTTCATAATCTGGCCACCACCATGGGTAGGTTGAGTAGGATCACCTTCTTTCCAGTTAGTATAGGTATCCTTTACATTAGCTTTTGTTTCAATATTTCTATTCTTGTAATAGTTTATTTTGCCCCTAATAAAGTCACCATTGCTTTTCCCCTCTACAAAGCCTATATGATAAACTACCCTATCAGGAGTAGTGACCTCCTTAAAAGCAGGGTGAGCCACCTTGCTACCCCTCTTGTCTACAAAGTAGTTAAAGCCTCTGGCATCCTCTTCAAGGTGTCTATAACCTCTATGCCAGCGCCAGAACCTTACAGGAGCAGAATTCCACTGTCCACCAACAGTATATTGGTCCAAAGTTTTCCAGAAATGATAATACTGGCACCTTACCAACATAAGGTCTACATCATCCTCAAACATCTTAAGGACTGCTTCAACATCCTCATCCTTCATTAACTCATCAGCATCAACCTTATGATATATCATACACTTTACTCTTTGGGCTATCTCATTTTGCATTGCTCCTTTATTAGTCCAGCTTTTCCCTTTAGGAGTAATAAGCTCAATTTTATTATCAGGATCAGGAAATTCTCTGATAAGATGGATAGTATTATCAATAGAAGTCATCCCATCCTTTACTAATTCAGGATTAACTCTAGCATAATCAGTAACTGCTCCTTCAACTATAATAATTTGGTCTGCTGACTCATATACATTCTTAAGAGTATATTCTATATAATCAGCAGCATTAAGAGCAATAATGCCTACAGACAATCTACCTATCCCCTGAGTAAGGAATATACTATGTAAGGAGCGAAAGCACTTATCATAGGTACACCATTCTTTTACTCTAGCATTCCCAGTAGTGACCTTTTCTGCTCTTACTTCTTCATTATCAAGGAATGAGCCAACTTCTTTCGCCAAATTTCTGGCATCACCTTCAGGAACATAGAGAATGTTATCTCCATATATCTCCCTAAGAACAGGCAAGTCATAAGAGATCACAGGCTTACCCATATAGAGAGCCTCCATAGGAGACATCCCAAATCCTTCAAAGCTAGTAGGAAATACTAACAATTTACTTCTCCTGATAATGCGAAATTTTTCAACATCACTTATCTCAGGATAAAACTCTACTTTTGTCTTACCTTTAAATTTTTCATTTATCTTTTTGAATTCCTTTTTAGTACCACCACCAGCAGAACCAATTATATTGATCTGGCTAGGTGGATGCTTAAGAGCACAAATTTCTCTTATCATAGGCAGAGGATTTTTATGAGCAACACACCTGCTTATATAAACAATTTCATTTTCCTCTTCAATCTCCTCTTTCAGTACTTCATCTGCAACAGACTGGTTAAGAGGATTGTACACAACAAAGATAGGAATATGAGCATACTCTGCTCCTAACCATTCTCTACAATACCTAGCAGCTGTATGAGATACTGCTATAACTCCATCACAGTCCTTCATACAGGTCTTGTAATGTCTCCAATACTCCTCTGTTGAATCTGCTTCTTTCCTATACTCTCTAACAAAATTGGGTGTTTCATTTATAGCTAAATAGATTGGAAGGTTGTTTACTTTCGCATAGGCATGAGCATACTGTCCAGCAAATTGAGGTATCCCTAATACAGCATCAGGGTTTTTAGGTTCTTTGCCTATAGGAAATCTGAACTTGGCACTTACCACCCATGTAACTTTATTGTACCCTTCCATTCTAGAAAAGTCTTTCATAAACTTAGGCATTATATTAGTAATAACAGTAATGTTAAATTTCTTAGCAAGAATAAATATCCACAAAATAGCTAGATACCTACCTCCACTATAATGAGCAGCATTGTTGTCCATAAAGACAACAAGATTAAATCCTTTAGCTCTGGTTAGTCCAGACTTAACTACTTTGGACATATCCTTGATACCTGTAAAAATTTTAGAGGTCATCATTTTGAGTTGAGAAGCTAAATCAGTTAGGCTGAGTTCATTGATTTTGTCTTTCTTCATTCTTATAATAAACTCTTCACCTTTGTTCTCAATGGTTGCTACTTTGTTTCGAATGCCTTGAGGTGCTTGGGAAGTTTTACTTTTATGACCAAAATTCCTTAGACTTGTTTCATCAGCACCTTCATCAAAATTCCTTAAGTCATTATCCATCAAATCTTCTCCTTATATAAGTTGTATAAAGTTAAAAGGGGGCAGGGGATTACCCTGCCCCCTTTCCTGTTTACCTGTTAAAAATATTAACTGGTAGAAGTAGGCTGAGCAGCCCCAGTAACAAGCTCCAAAGCTTCCTTACGTTCCACAGTAAAATCAATGCGCTCGTTGAATACGTAGCGATACATGTCCTGCTGTGCTACCAACTCACGCACAATTTTCAACTTCCTGCGATCACCTAAAACAGCGTTTCTCTTAGGAAGCATGATTCCCTGGCCCATAGGAGCATACACCTCATTGATAGTTGAAATTTTCCCATACAGCAAGAAAATAGCACCAGTGAGGATTGTTGCCATCTTTCCAACCTTATCCATGGTGACGATCTTGTCGTCATCCATCATGACATTTGCTGACCAGGGGTTAAGGTAGACTACAATGTCATCCCATCTCCGGCCATATTTGCCCAGGTTGTAAAGCATCTCCCGCAAAGTACTTGAAGTAATAGCAGCTCCACCCATTGCTACTGGAGTAGCAGCACCGGCATCATCAGCCAAAGTAAACAGGCCCTTAAAAATCAGCCTATGATCCTTGGCATACCAGTTAGCATCAGTAGCAGTGTCAGGAGATAAAGCAGTAGCAGTGTGATTGGGGTCTCCAACACACATGGCTTCCTCTTCAGCATCACCCACCGTACCTGCGATCTGTTCACGGACAATACTTTCCATGGAGAACGCAGCATCATCAATAGACTCAGTTGAAATCTCGATCTTAGCAAAGAACTTCTTTGCAGTTAATCGCATAGAGCCAGTAGTGAACTGGGTGGCAATCGCTGTCTCTGTTTCCGTGGGCTCGTAATAAACATTGGCCGAGGACAGAACCTTGGGGATATCTTTGGTCTTGGAACCCATTGGTTCAATGCGGAAATGACTCCGCATATAGTTCCTATCCCGCAGGTAATTAACAAAACGATTAGCGATGGGCTGAGGAAGGAAGTCACCACCCTGACCAGCAGTGGTAGTAATTGCCTTCAAGAGAGCATCAGTTAAATTTGCGTTTAAATTCATTTTTTTCACCTCCTCTTTTATAGAATCTCTTTTTTTTTATTTCTTATAAACCTGCTTATTATCAGAGCATTCCTTTTTATTAAGGATTACTCATCATCATCATCTTTGTTGAAAGTGCCACGATTGATCTGCTTGGCAGCTTTCTGAAGCTCACCTAGGGCATTGATACCCATTTGCTGCTTAAAACATTCACCCACCATCTCATCCTGTTCAGCTTCTGTTAAAGCCTTAAAGGTACGCTCGTCGATGGTATAAGGATTGAGGCTGGAGTTGTCTCCATCATCATCGTCATCATCCTGGTGTTTGGTATTAACCTTGGACTTCTTTTTGGAACCACCAGAGATTTTGCCGACCTCCTTAAGGGTTTTAGACACAGCAGCAGAAATAGCATCCTGGAAGGTTTTTTCAATTGCCTCCTTTTTGGTCTTGGCTTCAGCAGCTTTGGTTGCTTTGATATCCTTGGTGATCAAGTAATTGATCCCCTTAAGAATAGCATCCATCTGCTTATTGACCGCAGGATCAGCTTTGTCTTTCTTGTCTTTACCATCATCCTTGTTGTCATCATCCTTGTTGTCATCATCCTTGTTGTCATCATCGTCAGGAATATCCAAAGACTTTGTTACTAAATCACTGATGGTATCAGCCATCTTAGAACTTACAGATGTAGTGACAAGATTAACCAGCTCCTGTTCCTCTTTAGAGAGGGGAGTGTCTTTTTTGTCCTTGTCTTTCATTTTTGTATCACCTCCTCTTAATTCAGATTCTATGCTTTTGGTTAAAGCAGGTTTGAGTTTTAAAAGTAACTCCTTTTTGGAGCTTGTATTTATATCACCTGAAGCTATTCCTTGATTGATTGCTTTTTGTCTTGCTTTATTCTGGCTATCTCTATTACCAGAAGTATATTTGTAACACGTTCCTTTCTGCCCCCATTTCCAACCAGGTTTGCCACCTATCTTACATTTACGCAATGGCATTATTCATCACCCATTAAAAGAGCACTACTTATTAACTCATTAATAGAACTTTCGATTATTGCTACATATTCCTCAGATACATCTTTGATTTTCTTTTTCTTTTCTTTGGGTGTCATCTCATCATCTCTTACAAACTGATTAATGAGGTCACTAAAGTGCCAATGAGCCTCCCTCATTTTATCAGCAATTTCCTCAAACTGTTCTAGTTCACTAATTGTATCTAAGCTCTTGTATAATTTAACTAATGCTTGTAATCTTGGACTTGTCTTTTTTCTCAATACACTTTCAAGGATAGTTTCAATACCATCTTTCTTTGCTTTAGTCAGCAATTCCCCTAAAGGAGAATGAATACAATCCAGGCTCTTGGCTATAGCCTGAGCAAAGGTAACAGCACCAGCAGGTCTGGTGGTAATAGATAATTCATCAAGAGTACCATCCAAAAGTTTTCTTACTTCTACCTTTTCATCTTCATTGAAGACAAATTCAACCTTAGTAAGTCTACCACCTATGCTATAGCCCATGGGGATACCATGGTCCATTTTAATGACAATATCTTTTACAACATCATTCTTATTAGGATGGAGTAAATATGTCCGTGCTGAAAGACTATCAGAATCACCACCTTCTTTATCAGTTACACCAATAGCATGATCTATATCCCTTTTATGTTCCTTATAAACAGTTATTCCAAGAATAGTATCCCGCATCTTTTGGAGAAATGCTTGGACAACCTGATCCTTTTCTTTATCAACTTTAGTATTAGTGGCTTCACCCCAGATGTAATATTTTTTGTCATCAGCAAGCTCACCAATAGACTTGGCAATACCACCTTCATCCTCAATTAAGAGTTTTCCATTTTCACCTTTCTTTAGAGGCACAAAAAACTCAAATCTTTCATCACATTTGACTATCATGCTATCCACATTCTCCTCTCCTTCTTTTCCTTCTTTGTTATTGCGTTTTTTTAACAATCTTTGTGCAAGAGCTTTTTGGAAAGCAACAGATAGCCCAGACTTTTCTTTTTTGGTCACCCATTTACAGGTAGTAGGTATGAAGGACGCAAATCTTTTGACAGCATTCCATGCAATATCTTTTGCTATACCTTTTTTCTTTCCATCGTGAATGGCATTATTATATTGGATCATCCACATCACTTTATGGTTATTGAGAGGAAGTCCTTTTACATCCAAAGGAAGTTCATCCACAGATTCATACCTGCTTTTGAGAGGCTCTAATGTTTTCTTGGGAAGGTACACTTTTTTCTTACTGCCCAAATAATAATCTTTTTCCACTTCTCTCAGAGCAATGGAATTAGCTTTGCTTTCATCATGCCTAGCAAAAGCCTTATTATAAGCAGCAATATAACGTGTTTTTGCTCCTGGAGAACCTTTGCTTACTTCTCTGGGTATTTTCATTTAAGTTTACCTCCATCCATGATCTTTAATATATTAATATTTCTTATATAAGGTACATATTTATATTAAAATCAACTTATAAAGTTCCATGTAGGGTGTTACTCCTCGAAATCCTCTAACCCTAATCTAAGGGCAACATTCCTAGCAGCTTGCTGTTTAACCTTCTTAGGGATATTATCCCGTATAAGAACAGCTGTAACAAAGAACTCTCCTGCTCTTGTAGTGGCTCCTGGAACACCTTTCTTTCTCCCTAGATCAACCAGGCATATCCAGGTACATCTTCCAAGACAATGCAACGGCAAAACTCCATGAGCATCCTCTAGAGTATACTGAGCACCTTCTGCTGCTTGGCAAATTGGGCATACTCTCTTATCTCCAGCAGTTTCTAATTGGACTGTTTGGACTACATCAGTTTGCTCATAAGCATTCAACTTACCTTCTGCTGTCCATCTAATTGCTTCTGACCTTGCTATAATGTTAGCATAACGATCAGCAGGAATTGTATAACTGTAAGCTTTCCTTACTATATTGCCAGCTGAATCAAGTTTAGCAGCAACATTTACTACATGACCAGAATTATAAACTTCTAAAATACCATCTCTTAAGTCAGGAATAGATGTACCATTTTTTAATCCTTCAATCATACTAAACTTAATATCATTAGAAAACTGATTAGCAATATCATTAGCTAACTCAAGATTGTAAGCAAGAGCAGCATCAATAACAACTTGGTTGTCCATTCTAAAATTGATAGGGATATCAAATTCTTGGAATACCTGAGTACCACCAAGCTTAGAAGTATTATGGTATAAAGTATCAAGTTCCTCCTTTAACTCATCTGATCCAACAAAGGATATAAAATCTAATTCTGGATCACTTGCTTTTTGTAGATCAGAACCTAATTGTAAAACATTTACTGATATATTAAAGCTCTTGTTTTTTACCTGGTACTTTTTTACAAGCTTTCTCCATAAAGTCTTAGTCATAAGTTTATCAAATAACCTAAGACTTTCCTTTTTGGAATCTTTAAAGTACTTGTAAATTTTCCTTTCAGATTGGAATTCTGTTGCCAGAAGTTCCTGGTAAATAGGCTTAAAAAATTCTCTGAATACGTCAGCCACTATTTTTTGCTCCTGCGTTTGCCTCTGCTTTGTACCATTGAATCTGCCATTTCACCCATAAACATATAAAACTTATCTAGCATCTGCTCTCTTTCATTTAGTATTTTGTGAAAGATTGTTTTCTTATCACCTTCTAATTCATCCTCATCACCAACAGGTGCTTTAAGATAAGGTTTAGTAGCCAACAGCCTAACAAGATGTTTAGCAGCAGCAGTAGCAGGATCTGGTTTTTTACCATCAGGTTTTTTACCATCAGGCTTTTTATTCCCTAAAATAGGAGCATACAACTCAGCAGGATCAACTCCTATACCAAGTTGTGATACATTATTCTGCATATAAGGCAACCCACCCCAAGGAACAGGCTCCCATCCTCTAGTTTCTCTTACTTGGTCAATAGTCACTACACCATTTCTTAAATTAATTTCATCAACTTCTGCTGACTTCTTTTGATCCACTACAGAAAATCCTGACCAGTCCATATAAACATCATCATAGTTAAAACCTCTGGGGCTCCAAATTGCCTCAATGTTCCATTGATTAGAAAACAAAGTAAGTTGAGGTTTAATAGCATCAATGTTATATTGTTCTGATTGCTGTTCTGAATTAAGCTTCCCAGTAGTACCAGTGATAATACCTAGTACAAAGGGCTGCGACTTGTATACAGCTAGTATTTTCATTAGAAGCCATTCTGAGTAAGCCTGAAACTCCATATCCTTGTTAGGTATGTTTAAGGTATGAAGATCAATCTCTCCTCCTTCAGTACCCATAATAATTGGCTTATGAGGTTGTCCTCTTAATTCTTTATTCCACCAATTCTTTACTCTATTCATTGTTGCTTGGCCCATTCCTAAACCAAGTTTATTGAACAGTAAGGCTATATTGGGACGAGCATTATTTGAAAAGAATTTCAAATTATGATCTGAAGCATATAACTCAGCAGTAACAGTTTGCCTTAAACTTTCTAAAGGTGATAATCCATAAATGCTAGTATCCTGAGGATTGTCCATCATATAGAGAAGTTCATCAATAGCAAACTTAGCCCCTTTAGTGCCAGAATCATCAACCTGGTAATAAGCTTTACTTTTATCAGTGAAGATGCCTCTATCATCAACATTCATTCTGATAGTATGACCAGGAGTAGCATAAACTTCCTCAACATCATAACCACCATCAGAATTAGGTGTATCAGATTTAACTAACTCCATACAACCAGCATCAAACTTTTGAACACCCCTATGTACCTTTTTACGAATATTCTGGAATGATTCCATATTCTGATTAGGATTTTTAAGTATCGCATCAGTCTTTTTTAAATGTGCTCTTGTTCTCCTAGAGATAGTGCTACTTTTCATATCACCAGGCTTCTTTTTGAACATAGGCCTCATTTCTGCTTGATGATCAACAGTCCTGGTAACATTCCTATCTACAACAGCTCTTACCCAGGCATTGACTCTATACATCATCTCCATTTGCCAATAGGTGAGACCTCCTGTAGGCTCCCTTTCAACCAGATTAGTACCTCCATCATTATCACCGGCAAAAGAACCATCCACCATAGAAAGAGTTTGTGACTCTTTCTTCTCAGCTTTGGTGAAACCTATCATATTTCCTCCTACTATTTTTTATCTATAAAGTGATTGATTGCTCCTAACATTCCTATAACAGTTACACCTGCTAAAACTATAAGCCATCTATCTGGATAAAACAGGTGCCATATAACTACCCCCACACTAATGAGCAAAGCTATTGCTGTCAAAATAGACAGACTATTGCTAGCAAACCACTTTATCCTTCCTTTCCATACTGAAATGTGGGCACTTATTTGTTGCCTCTTTCTTAAAAACCATCCTCTTAATCTTAGCTTCTTGGTTTCCTTCTCTTTCAACTTTTTGACTTTTTTCTTTTCCTTTCGGTCTTCCTGTATTTGTTTCTCTTTTTCTTTTGCTACTTTTTTCTCCTCAATTGCTTTAAGCTCTTTCAGAGTTTTGCTTTTTCTTTTCTTTTTCTTGGCTTTCCTTTTCTTTGGCTTTACCTTGTTCACCATTCCTGGTGCTGTAATATCAACCACAGACTTTTTCTCTTTTGGTTTTTTTTCCTCTTCCTTTCCTTTTTCCTTTTCCTTTTCCTTTTCCTTTTCCTTTTTCTTATCAACCATTTTACAGCTCCTTATTTCTGAAACTTTTCCATCTTGTTTATGTCCTTTACTGATACATTCTTTAAGGTTTGACTTTCATAACCTTGACCAGTATTGGCTTTGATAATTATATCATTTCCCATCACCTTCTCTACTTTCCCTGTTACTTCCCTACCACTCTCATCCTGAACAGTTACACTTACTGCTTCCATTAGTTCTTTGTCATTCTCCATTTTTGCAATACCTCCTTAAGGCACACATTTTATCCAAACACCTTCCAAACCTGGTTACTGTTCTGAAGGCCTGAGAGGAGTTCAGAGGAACATCATTGCCATTTTCATCCAAAGCCAATAAAATTGGTCTCTTTGGACAAAGCAAATGATTATTCCCATTATTGTTATTATTGTTATTATCATCTTTCTTGTCATTACCTTTCTCCTTGTTCATGCTACAAAACCTCCTCCAACCATTAAATCCTCAAGACAGTTCATAGTAGCCTGTACTACGGCATCAGTAACATCCTTGCTTCCTTTTTCTTTTCCTTCTGTTATTGATCTCTTAAAACTTAAAGCTGGATGATCAAACTTACCTGTATCAGGATCAATCATAAGTTCCTCTGCTTCTCTAACCATGATCTCATTCCTATAAGTCCTGAATACTCTATCACCCATTAAATCTATCCAACTTTCATATGAATCATTACTTTTATCAACAGATCTTAATTTTGCCTGTATTCCAGCAAAGTTAAGTTCCTGTATAGATTCAACAGATTGGTAACCATCATAACTTACCAGTACAATATTAAATCCAAATTTATCTCTTAGCACATTTATTATGAACCTTCTAATATCAGAAAATCTTACCTCACCTACTTCTGGTGCTATTATTTGTATAACTAAATCTGCTACACACCCTTTCTTAGGAAGTGATTGCATATTAACAAGATCATCAGCATCCCATATTTCAGTTTCAACTTCACCCTTATCATTTTTCTTATTCTTAATAAGTTTGCTTTTGTAGGTAGGTAGTAACATCTCAGAATGAGCTAAACAAAAACCAACATCATCTCCTATAGTCTTGCCCTTTGCTAAGTCAACCCCACAAGTATATAATTTGCTAGGATCACCCCTGAACCATTCATGAAATTTTAAAGTAAAAAGATTATCAGTTGAATTGGGCATGCCCATAATTGGGTTCTTATACTCTCTATGTGAAACAGCATCATAAATAAGCTGTTTGTCAGGTATAGCATTACCTCCTCCCTTTATACCCTTACACATGTAGGTCATCATAGCCTTATTTTTATTTCTTTTAAAATGCCTAGCAAAATCAGTTTTTTTTGTAAATGGATTAACTTCCCAAGTAGATTTTCTTGTGCGGTAAACTGAAGGATCATCTTTAGACTTTCTGTAGGTAATATCCATATCATCATTAGGGTGATACATAAAAGAGATATCAAGTATCTTGCCATACTTAGGGAATCTACTATCAGATGATTGAGCCAAATTCTCTGTTATATCTACTCCCTTACCACCCTTCATCCCTCCCTTTTCGTCAACTACTGCTAAGAAAATGTTATGTCCTTCACCAGTAAAGGTATCAGAATTAAGAGAATGGCAGGAAATGCTATATGGCAGATTAATTTCAACAGTTTGAATGCCTTCACCTTGATCTAAATTAGCTCCTCTTTCGACAAACCAATTCTTACCTGTTTTAGGATTGATAGTATTCTTTACAATTGCTTTGAGCTTTTTGAAAAATACATTCTTTGCTTGTCTAGCATTTATGGAAACATTAATAAGGTCAAAAGCTTCATCTTTCCCTTGATGGAAATAATCCCAGGGGTCTTTCATACAGAGTAATTTATAAGCAGTATAAGCAAATATCTTTGCTACAGTTCTATCTTTACCTGATCCCTTTCCCCAAAAGACAACAAAATGCTTAAAATTGTAATCCCACTTAAGAGGATCAGTTCCAAATACAGCATCACACAACTTTTGTTGTTCATCAAATAATGGTTCCTTGATAAACAGGTCACAAAAATCTTTTATGCTTACAGGCCTCTCTCTCCAAATATCAGATTCAATTAAAGGCCTATCCAAAAAAGTTTTTACCAGTTCCCTAGAAACAAGTCTCCCTATATCTCCAACTTGCTGGAGATGTCTTTTTTCTTTCCTGGTTTGGAGCATTATGATCCTAGAATACAGATACGTTTGTCTTCACTCAAGTCATAACCATACTCATTGGTATCAAGTTCTATATCAGCATGATAATTCAATACTTGAATAAATTTAGTGATAGGCTTTTTGGTATAAGGGGTAGCTTGTACTGGATGGATGCGCTTGAAATCATTACAGGAACCTATAAGAGCAGAAACTTCATCATGGGACTCATCATCAAATATTCCATCCTCTCTTACTTTTTTTAAAACTTTATCCCGATCTTCAGAAGTCTTTATATCCACATCTCCAATCTTCATTTGTTTCATACCTTACTCCTTTACGTGAATAATAAAAATCCATCCAACAGGAAGTAATATAAGTATATATATTACTTGAAGTAAAGGAAAATAATAAGATATGAACTTATAAAGTTTCTGGAGAATCTATGACTATAGTATCCTCAGCTAGAATAGCCTCTGGAGAAGGTATATCATAAACAACTTTACAATATTTAAAGAAATCCTTTTTAGAGATTAAATCAGTTCCAGCATTGCAATTATTAAAGGTAGGGAAACTCATACACTTATTGGGATTAGACAAATCCCATCTTATATGTACATAACCTTTTTTATGAATAAAAGCTTTTGAGTCAGCATTGACATGCCCCAAATACTTACCACCATACCCTGTTACCCTATCAATTACCCAAATATTTCCTTTTGCTCTTTTTGCTGTTTGTTGAGCATATGTTTTCTTGCTCTTTATCTTCAAAGACTTAAATCCAAATATCTTTCTAAAACTGTTCTTCAAATTATGATATCTCCCTTTCTTAGATAATTCTGCTCCTTAGATAACTCCTTTTTAAGCCTCCTGCGAGCCTTCCTAGAAGCTTGATACTTAGTCCTTAAGGCCTTAAGGTTACTATCTATACGAACGTGCGAGAGGAGCTTGTCATTAGGTTTTTTCTTGTCATGGATAAAGGCTAATATTTGAGTGAATCGCATACTAAAATATAAGACCTCCTGTATAGCCTCTTTTTCTCCAAATTGTTCTACCACATTGAGGGCATTCATGAACACCATCATTATCATCAATAAAGGTAGTACAACAATTAACACACCAAACCTTTACTTTTCTATCCCATGTTGCTCTTACCATATTTTTTGATTTTGAACCTACTGGTCTTCCAGGACCTCTTTTTGGCTTTCTTTTTACGTCAGCGCATAGATAGGTCTGCTTAGCTCCTCTTTTCTTTTCCTCAGAGCAAGTATCATTATTTAAACAATTGTCGCAAACTAAATGTACACTCATTCCAAGCTCCTTTTATGTTTACAAAATAACTAAGTATTAATCCAAAAGCAATTGCTAATAAAAATACAGATACTATAAGAATAATTTTCTTTCTAGTGAACAATGGTTCTACTCCATATGCTTTATCATCTATTCTTACAATTTTTTGAACAGGTGCCTTACCAGAGGGGAGTAACATAAAACCCTCCTATATTGAAGCAATTCTGAAAAGCATATCAAACTGTTTTTTGACATTATTGAAAGTAGTTGTTTTATAAAGATACTTATACAAATCAGCATAATTGGCCATCTTTTGGAAATCATCTTTATATTTAAATGATTCAGTTTTGTAATATTCTAATGCCCTATTTATATTGCTTGTAACAAATACTCTCAAATGAAAACCATGATGCCTGTTAAGTTCAAACTTAGGGTTATAAGGTGCTAGTTTCATTCCTGATTCTTTTATCATGTTATAGAGCATTACCTCGTTTCTTTCATTGAATATATTCCTGCCTATAACCAGCTTCTTATACTTCGCAAATACTTCTGCTATATAGGGGTAGTAAGTACTCGTATTAACGAAATGCAGGCCTGACATACGCTTGCTAGACCTTCTGACATAGTTACTATAGGGTAATTTAAGACTCTGCATATGCTTAGTATGATATTCTAAAATGTTAGGTTTCTCTCTTACGTGCATAATATCTACATCACCAAAGTAAAGATGCTTATACTTAGTCCAAATATTATCATTAAGCAGCCATCTATAATACTTAAACACTTGGGGATTTTCATTCTTGTAGTTAAAGGGTATCCTTCTCACTTCATATTTGAAGCCTTGCCTTGCGAGAAAGTCCATTTGATGCCCTATTCTTTTCTGCCAGCCATCACCTAGATATGCTACTGTATCCCATCCCAAATTACCATAGGCTAGATTGTTGAATAGAATATAAAAGGGCAAGTATCCTTCATATTGTTGGCTTACACATACTACAAAAGCAAGATCATTTTTTACCATTTATAATATCCCTATTAATGAATAAATAATGATTGTACTTTAATGGTGGATGCTTCTCTATAATATAATGCTTCTCTGCTTCTATCAGCAACTTATCCACTGAGGTATCTTGTTTTATTTTATTATCATGAAAGGAAACACATATCTGCCTTATACCCTTTATAGCATACTCTTGGCTAAATAACCTTTCTAATATTATGTTCTCTGAACCTTCACAATTTAAGAACAAAATATCTATAGGTAAATCCAAATACTCTACCATTCGTATATGCTCTATTAATTCTAGTATATCAATAGCTGGCACTGTTATTTTTTTTACAATCTTTTTTCTTTCAGACTGCCTAGCAAACATACTGTTAGATGATTTTGTATCAAACTCATAGAAGTCTATATCATCATCATGATCTAACAAAGCCTTCTTCATAAAGATGACATCTCTCCTCCCCCTATAGTCCTTAAGATTTTTTAATAGGAGCTTGTAATTGTTATCACTAGGCTCAAGTACAATAACTTTTGAGTCTGGATACGTACTCTTTAGGTGTAAGGTAGTATTGCCTGAGAATGATCCAGCTTCCACAAACAAAGGATTTTTTCTTATAAAATCCTCTTCATATAAATACAGCTCTCCTGGTACGTCAACTCGCATTTGTCTTCTCCATAAATAGGTTAATAATATCCTTCACCATACTTGGTGCTATATGTCTTGTATCCTTTTGGTAAGCCTTTGGGCCTCTAAATGTAGCCATCTCATAACTAGGGAAGTAGTAAACATTCTCCCAATGACCAGCAGCTGTAATTTCCCCTACAGCTGCCCTTAGAATAGATTTGCTTTCACAGTTAGCTATAGAGACATCTAAATCCCTATATGTTCTGCCTAAAGGAACAGGAGAAATTGTGAACAATATAGGTGCTGTTGATTTAATCCCCATCCTTATACTTGCTACAATATGATCCAAACTTCTCCTTACTTCATCTATAGTCATTAGATGTGGTGTTGCTTTTCCTGAAAACTTATTAGGGATTAATCTCACCAATTTGTTTGGTGATCCTGGGGGGAGACAAGGAACTCTATCACTCTCCATTCTCCATGACTCTATTAAACCTAAAGTGAATATAAAAACTCCAGCAGCCCTAAATGACCTTCTCATCATATCATCCTGTATCTTTGTTCTTTCCATTAACTTTTCTAAGGTAGGTTCATAGGCGTGCCTTCTATATGGATCTTGGTAAACATATTTATGCTTTAGCAAACCTGGTTTACAAGGCCCATGCCAATAATCCTCTTTAATTCTTAATTGTGATGCACTATTAGTGCAAGCCATTCTAACTTCTTGATGAATTGAGTCAGGAGTATACCAGGCAAAGTCTATAGAAAAGTCTCCATCTATCTCTGTTGGTAATACCTTATACCCCCTTCTGGATAATTCCTTTTTTATTTCTACAGCAAAGCAAGACCCCATAGCAACTACTTTCATTTTCTTACTAAGCTTTGGCATTACAGGTATATCAGGTATACCATTGTTTGAAAAGTTATTCCATTTTACTGCCATTGTTTACTCCCAGATCATAGTGTTATTAAGATAGTTTGCTGTTAAGCCATAAGATAATCTTTCACCCCATGCTAAAGTTGTTAGGGCTGAACTAACGCACTCAGATTTGCTATTTATTAATTGTTCCAGTTTCTTAAATAATTGATTACTATTACTTACATTTATAATTGGATGATCGGCATAATAGCCATCAAATATGCATCTCTTAACATCTGATAGGACAGGTATACCCATCCTGATTGCTTCTAGTCCTGACTTCCCTACTCCTCCCAACTCCTTAGTTATTTGATCAATGAATAAATGGCACTTACTCTTTAGCCCTAGTGCTGTCTGGTAATCTGTATGCTTCAAAATTAAAAAATTAATATCATATTTTACTTTTAGTTTTTCCAAAGCTTTCATTATCATTGCTGTACCTTTACTATCTCCTTTAAGTTTATCTCCAGGAGAATGGCAAATTGTAAACTTTGTAAATTTCTCAGTAGAGAATTGGAACTCAAATGGTTGATAAAGAGGTAAGGCATTTGGATCACAAGGCCTTAAGTCAGGCATAGAATATGTTCTCTTAACTCCTAGTAACTCTACCCAACTATTCACTTTCTTATGGTTCTTTTTATATCTTGTTCCTGACCAAAAGAATATACATTGCTTAGTACTAAGGAAATTAAGAATTGTTTTTATTCCATTCTTATCTTGGAATTTGTGAGTAATCTTTTCACCATTCTTTATACTCAAATAATCACCTATAGCCTCCAACCCCTGATAATCACAAATAAAGAACTTTTTGACTTTCTCTATCATTGGTATAGCATAATTATGAAAATCCTCAATAGACATTTTATTGATGATTAAACCACTCTCCTGTTCATAGGGAGCTTCTATATGGGTAAACAAAGAACACTCATATCTAGAGTAACTATTCAAAGCATTTACTAAGTTTGCTGCTCCTCCAAACATTCCATGATTGGCAAAGAATACAACTTGCTCTCCCATTTATAAGCTCCTCTCAATTATATAGTCCTTCCACATTTTGCCTACTGCTTGATAGCTATGGAAATCTACTGCCCACTTTCTTGCTCTCTCTGACCATATTTTTCTTCTCTCTGGATCAAAAAGAGATTGTAGCTTTCTTTGGAGGTTATTAGCATTGGCATTTATAACCCCTTTAGGGTCAAATCCAGGATTCATATCAAATACCAACTTAGGTATTTCTGCTATAGTTGGAATACCTAGAGCCATACTTTCTGCTCCATTGTTCCCATAATACCTGAACCCTATAGACTCTACATAAATATCACACATTCGTTTGACTGCTACCATACTATCATAGGGGACATTCACGCAAAAATCAAAATGAGCCTTACCCCCTAATCTGGCAACAGCTTTCCTTACTACTTCTGTACCCTTAAGATTTGACTGCCCTCTATTAGAGATATAATGCCCTATTATTATTTTTGGTGTTCTTCCATTTGTTCTCTTATCAGGATGCCATAAATCACAATCAACAGGATGGGGAATATACTTCATATCAGCAAATCTTAAATCAGGCCTAAGAGCTACCATCCCCTTTACCATTTTGATGGTAGAGTGCCTTTCTCTAACTTCTGCTTGCTTCTTTAAAAAAGATGAACCTCCAAAAGCACAGAAAATTGGAATACCACAATCTACTACAGGCACCTTATAAAAAGGATTAATAACACCTTCATCCCCTTTATAGATAATAGCATCACTGCCCCTTACAAAAGCTGATACTTCAGCAATATCAAACTTACGATGTTCAAAAAAATGGCAAACCTTCCTAGTAAAACACTTAGCATTAACTCCTACTGCTTTAAGTGATTCTGCTATTCTCCATCCAGAATTTGCCCAATCATGAGTACTCAATACTGCTACTCTCATATTTTTATTAGCTCCTTGTTAGGTTTCCAAATTCTAGAACTATTAGGGTGTTCTCTCATTACCTTCGGAAGTGAATTGTAATCTTGTGAATGTAGCCTTTTTATCCAATCTAACTTTTGGCATGTTCCTCTGTATATTATTTTATTCTCTAAGTAGTGTTTCATAGCACCAGAGGAACCATCTACTTGTCTAAATAACCTTTTTAGTCTGAACCTCTTTAAATCACTCCTAACATAAGAGGGATGATACAGGATAGGGAAGGCTGCCCTGCTTGGTGCTATCTTTCTACCACTTGTATTTCTAAATCTGCTTAGATCACCTACATTTTTAGCCAAACTACAGTTAACAAATCTCCTGGCTGTTTGTCTTTCATAATATCTAAAATCATTCCAATATAATCTCATTGGTATTTGGAGTGCTGTACATTTCTTTTTAGCAGCTCCTATTAAATAATCCTCAAGTATCTCCAAATCATCCTCATGATAAAACTCATCAGCACCAGACATAACATACCAATCAGGCTTATGCTTTAAGGCTATCTGGTAGCACCTATTAAGTTGGGTGACTTGATTCTTTTCATTTAGATGGGTTAAGATAATCTTTTGTTCAGGATCAGGATAATTCCTTATTATCTTTATGGTGTTGTCCTTACTCTTAGAATGAACAAAAGTTTTTTGGGCTGTTTTCCAAGCACCTTCTGCTATTATTATTTTATAAGCATAAGGGTACCAATTATCAAGAAGTGCCTTTATATACTCCTCCTCCTCAAAAGCTATAACCCCTACAATAATTTTCATTTCACATCCTTTAATTCTACAGTATCACCATGAGTAGTGTAATTCATAAAATAACCTAACCTGTCAAAAATTTCCATATCCATATTATCTGCTATGGTATCCTGATCTTCAATACAGAATGTTTGCATATACTCTTGATTCTTGTAATATAAGTTTTTGAAAGTATACTTGGTTGATAATTTTCGATTAGTTAACACCACACCACTAGGTATTCGGAAAACAGAATTTTTATTAACCAAATGATATTTTTTCAGAATTCCATCAATAAACTTTTGTGGATTGTATACAGCTGTCTGGAAAAATTCCTCATACCTTATAATATGCCCACCAACCTGTCCCATAAAATGCATAAACATTCTATTATCATTATTCCATATTTCTATTTTCTGCTTCAAAGTACATTTACTATAATCCTTATGCCTTATAATGCTATCTAACCAGGAAAAAGGATTTTTTACAGTAAATAAATAACTCTCAAATTCAGGAGATGCATATGGTATATTGTGCTTATCACGAGCAACAACAATAGCATTATAATTATTCTCTATAATCCATTTAATAAAATTAGTACCAGTCCTTCTCATTCCATATATTTTGAATTGTTTAATTGCCATATATATACCTCTCCTGATCAAATATTTCTATTTTGTGTACTAAATCCTCTCCGAGTTTATCCATTATTGGTTCTGTGTTATTGTTGAATAATCCTATAGGCCTTTTAACAAGTATCTCACAGCTATATACTTTGCCTATAAGCGATATCCTTGAATTAGTAACACTTATCCTTTTCTGATACTCATCTACTTTTGGGTGATCAGTATGTCTTAACCAAATATCACCAAATGTATCAGTATCTAATCCCAACACCTTAACATAAAGCATTTGATCCACTACATTTATATTATATTTATCAGCAAAGTAAAAATTAGAAAATTCTTGATTAAGCTTATAAGTTGCTCCATTAAGAACTAAGTTTCCAATAATCTTATCAACACCATCAGCTCTCTGGAGTTTTACTATTGTATCAATATAACCATTAAAGAAATCATTAAAATCCTCAAGAGCCTTTTCTTCAACTCTGGTACCAGTTTCCTTGTAATTGGCATTCTTTACTATTTCCTGGAACTTGGAATATAACTTACACCCCCTAGATGCTTCACAGGTAGTCATACATTTATTTTTCCTCTTCATTAATTTACAATACCTAGTCTTTATATGAACAGGGAAAACCTCAGAGATTAAATCAATTATTAAATTCTTTTTTACCACACACTCTCCTTTCTACTTTAAGGTTCAGGGAATCAGCAGCATAAAGCACGTTGGCAGCAGAGGAGGGAAAAGGCTAGTAAACCCCCCTCGAAATGCTTTATGCTGCTGTAAAAACTATTCCCTTTCGGCACTTAGCTCCTCTAATGTTGGATGTGTACTCCCAGTTTTCATAAACTTGACAAACATATCAACACAATCATCATATCTCCATATTTCAGAATCCTCTATTTCTGTTTCAACAAAATCCTTATACATAAGTTGCAATTCATCTAAAGTATACACCTCTCCTCCTCTCCCTATTGCTAGAGCTTCTACAATAGCCCTCGCAAGCTCTTTAGCATCTTTTTTATCTGCACCCTTATCCCTTAGTATCCTTTTAATTTTAGCTCTTGTCTCCTTCCTTGTCATAACTCTCCTTTATCCTATATCTATAATATACCCCTTTAAAAGCTGCTAAGCTATTCTTTTTTTTGCTTTCCCTGATTCTCAAAAGGTACTTTATAGAATAGGTGCGTGAAGAACCTCTCAAGCACTCTCTTAAAATTCATAAATGGAATTGTATCAACTAGCAACGCAAG